AACCGTAAAAACAATCAATACGACCCCGACCCCGACCCCAACCCCGACCCCGACCTCGACCACGACCACGACCCCGACCCCGACCTCGACCACGACCTCGACCTCGACCACGACCATCTTTTATGTCGCGATCTCACTTCGTCACCCCAAACGCCTCGATTGCAGGAGTCCTCACATAAAACGTTTTTGTATGCAGCTTCTGCTCATCCTTGAATCCCTTCGTGTTCCAAGGTCCTGTTTCATAAACAATCGCGGGGTCTTCTAACTCCACAAACTCTGTGTTCACGCCAGTCAACTTCCCGGTATAGAAGTAATTGGCGCACATAAGCAGAACTCGTTCGCCCATCAGCGACAATAAGCCTGCTCCTTCGACCTCGGTGGTAGTTACGAGTTTCTTCATGTAGCCTCCAAGGATCGAGGCAGCAGGCTGCCTCTCACCTTCGGTGCTACTCCTGATTGCCGTCCGGTTCCTGTGCCGGAACCTGCTCTTGCTCTGGCTGTTCCTCTTCGTTCACGATCCGATCATAGAACATGGTGGTTCTCCTTTGAGTTGAATTGGTTGGAGCACTTCAGCGATTACTCGCCGTGTCAAGGGTTGGGCAGTCCGCGTTCAGCCGAAGCCTACTAGCCGCTTCACATCCTATGCCCCACGAGACACTCAACTTCGATTCCTACCACCGACGTCTTACAGCCGGCGCTTGGTTGCCCGCCGGAGCCGCTGGGATTTCATCTTCGTCGGCCTCGTTCAAGTCCACGTTCTGTTTCAAGCGCCAAGGGAGTGGTGTCAAAATCTCCCCGTGCTTCTTGGTCTTGAAGGAAATGGTTCCGTTCCCGTGGTCACGGAATTCCTTAATCCCTTTATATGTGCAGCAGTTGCTGCTCGCCTCGACGCCATCACCTGGGTAATACAACGTGATCATGTCACCCAACATTGTGTGTTCTCCTAGAGGCTGATTGCCTCACAAGTAAGTCCCCTCGGGGGCCTACTTGCGCGATAATCCGCCGTCCATCACAATGTACTGCGTGGTCCTCGTTGCATAAACCCGCGCCTCGTTGCGAAGCAATGCCTCTTGCACCTCGCGGTCAAGCCACTGGTTGTTCACCACGTTGTGTGTCTCGATCTCGATTCGCTTTGGTTTCATAGCCTAACCCCGTTCTATGCGAGGAGATTATTTGGTTAAATAGGCCAACGCCCACAGGGTGGCAGCAAAGGCCCAAATCGCGGAGTTTCTATTCCTGTCGGCAAGAGAAACTCCAACCCCCAAAAGCCCACAAACAATCCCTAACATCGCAATTAACTGCATATATCACCTCCAAAACCACCACGCCCAAAATGCCACCTTGCAAGCCAATATCGCCGCGAGTTGGAAGAGGCGCTTCATTTGCCACACGACATGATAACCATGTCACCAATCTTGCGCCCAGTAGGATCAGCACCATTCAGGCAGCTAATTCCCACTTGCGTCGTTGTCAAGCGAGTGATTTTGTAGATTGGCTTTGGCCTGTCGGCTGCTGCATCACACATCGCACAGAAAAGGATCATTACCGCGACAATATGTTTCATAACTGTGTGCTCCCCTTCGAGATTTCCTTCCTGCTGGCATATTGATACGTGGTCTTACGTCCAACCATCAACACTCGCGTGTCGAAGCCTTGGTGACGAGCGTGCATATATGCGTCGTACCCACCAATATCGAGCCACCGCTCATCTGTGGCCTCGGACTTCTTGCGATTCTCTGCGCGCGCTTGGCCAGCAAAGAATTTGGCCGCCCTGAGCCGTAGATCGAGTTTCGTTTTCGCTTTGTCAAGAGCGTGTAATAGTTGCCTACACTCATACCAGCCAATCCTCCAGTCCAAGGGGACACCCGGCTCCTGCCCACCCAGGTATGTCATCAACAGTCGCTTGTCGGCCTCTTCCACTATCTCAAGTATTGCATCATGCTCATCCTGTGATCGACATGGAGCATTGGCCGCTATGTCTAGGGCTATCTCTGCGCTGTCTATGGACGAGTGTTCAATCACATCATCCTCCCCTGACACACAGCATGTAATATCTCATGCGATGGTAGTTCAGTTACAGGATGTTGGTATTCAATGCCATGCGTAGGTATGGACTGTTCGAACAGATAGCCCATAATCCGCAGGTACTTGTCACGCTGTTTTTGTGTGATGAACCAAAGCTCCCCGATCATGTGCGTTTCAGGCATGGTCCACCTCCAAGGTGAAATCCATGAGTCGCGTGTTCTTGATCTGCATTCGTTGTCGCACAGGTAGGCAATTGAAGTGTATTACAACTGCCATCTGTGCCACATCAGAGCTAACCGTGCCAACGCCTACTCGCTCTCCGCACACTACGCACGTTGCGTTGTATTCCATGCTGGTAGCCTCCAAGCACAGGCTGGGGAGTCACCGCTGATCCCCAGCCCTAGCCTCGACGCTACTGCAAGCCCATAATCAGCTTCAGCTCATCCCTGGTCACGGTACCCACTCGGTCGTAGGTACTCTTGATCGTGGCCAGCTTGACTGCATTCTCGATGTCCGCGTTTTCTTTCATCTTCGCGATGGCATAGTCTAGCGCCGCCACATCGTTGGCTGCCAGCTTGTAGCCATCCTGCTCCACGGCCTTACTCGCCTTGTCCTTGGCAGCTTTCGGCCCCCACAAGTTAACCGACCAACTGAACATCAATCGGCCAGCGGGACTATCGTCGTCATTCGTCAACTCGGTGTTGAACGTGTCCTGCCCCAGTGTCAGGTTCTCCCCCCTGCCTTGGTAGAACTCCTGTCTACGTTCCGGGTCGAGCAGCGTAGGCAGTACATGGTTGAGTAACTGTTCTCGAATCGCATCGACGACCGGGAGTTTTCCAGCCTTGCTTGCTAGCGTTAGCTTCATTGGTGGTTCTCTCCTACGGGGAACATCAGGGCACGGCTTAGTGTGTTAATTCACGTCTTAGTCCGTGTCCCGATGCGTGGCTTTGCCACATATCCCGCCTTGGCATCAAGCCTGCCAAGGCGATACATGTTCCCGTCGGGTTGAACTGGCCCAAGTCTAGCACAGGTTAGTGTCCGGTAGAGCTATGCAAGCCTCTGACACGGCGTAAGTGCTTGTCGCAGTAGCACTAGGGCCAGCAACCGCCACTGCAAAGTGCAACCGGGCTGCCACAAGCGCAACCCCTTTGTTTTCAGCATTGGCCCCAAACGTGCAGGTTTCAATTCGAGGCGTCTCAATGTGAGATTGGCGTCTCAAAGTGAGACAGCCGGCCGCCCGGTCCCCTATGTTGTTGGGCGCGGGAGGTTTAAGCTATCGTCATCGAGGGTGGCCGCGATGAATCATGGGACCCGCCGGCCTAAAAATTGACCATTTTTGAGCATTATAAATGAATTCTATATAATATAAACTCAAATAGCCTAGTTTTGAGCTAGGCTATTGAAAATACAGGAAATTGGTAATATATTACATGTCGGCCTCCGAAGGAGGTTTCAAGGCGTTTTGGAGGTCCGAAAGGGAGGTTCGACGATATTTCCTGGATTCATATTCCTTTTGGGCCGCCGCAACGAGATTCTTATATTCGGCCGGGAAATACGTCTTGACATAGAGGTGGCACTTGGTTGAGATGCGATTATAAACGGCAGATTCAGTATTTGTCACGGAACCCCCAGCGGATTTGAATCCAGCAAACAGCGATCATAAAGAGCAAAATGAATGTCATATTGGTTTAGACCCTCGGATATTCTATTATATTACATTACGTCTCACTTGTCACGGGGGTTACGTAAAACAACAGCCACACAAGAAGAGAGAGAGACGTATTATAAGAGAGATATATGATAGATATATTATTAATAAAACCTAATTCCTAAAATAATTCCGAAATTCCTGTAATATGACCGGAGGAGCGAGGGTCTAAACTAGTGCAAAGCACTATAGGGAAGAACTGGGGAAATCCGGGTAACCCAGCGAACCTCTTCCTTGGGACCTAATCAGTCCGAGATGGCACCTGGAGAGCAAACCCGGTACCCTTAATGTCCAAAGGTCCCTGGAATCCGCTATACTGTCCAGCTTGGTTTGTCCAGGCTGCGGAGGTCATGGTCCGGACACAATGCAGTTTGAAGCAAGCCGCCTTGGAAATAGGGCATCCACTCGACGGGGATGAGGCAGATAAGGTTTCGAGGCGGCGAGATTTCCAAGAAATCCTTCGCGTCGAGAAGAATAAGTATTACGCAGGAGTAGCCAATGATCCTAGTAGGACCAAATCGGTCGTACTTGGGCAGATGTGGGTCCTAGCCGATAGATTGATTGCGGAGGGGGAATTTGAAAAAGCTGCGGGAGTTCTTGACAAGCTTTCAAAAATGGAAGGCTGGTCTGGAAACGAAGGAAACATCAACATCTTCTCCGGTCTCACTGACAGAGATATCCGTGAAGCCCGAGAGCGAATTGCAAAAGGCACTTCAAAACAACTTAATATTCGCCCAGAACCTGTGGCCGACGCAAACTAACGAGGACTACGTTCAGGCAGAGGACGTAATCTCAGGGAAGCATGTCAACAAGTAACCCCGAATTTGCGATCGAGCAGCTCAAACGCTTCGACAAAGAGGAGCAGCTAGCGATCATCGAGGCCCTTGATGATAAGCGGCGCAAAGAAAACTATGTAAAGTATTGGGAGGCCCAGCCCCAACAAGCCCCCCATTTCAAGGAATTCACCAAGGAACTCAAGATATTCGGGATTCTTGGAGGCAACCGCAGTGGCAAGACTGAAGAGGGAGTCTTTATTGATGTTGCCTGGGCCCTTGGCAAAAAGTATTTCGAAGGAGAACCTGCCTACGAATACGTCAAGGACCTCCCAATTCCTGAACCACCCAACAATATCTGGATTGTCGGCCTCGATTACGGACTCCTGAAGAATGTTATCTGGTCTGAAAAGCTCCGACAAGGACGAGGTCATCCACCCTTACTCCCCCGAGACCCTGACATTGTTAAAAGGGTTGTCGATGGGGAGTTCCAGGTGTATTTCACGAACGGCTCGATTATTACTGGAAAGTCAGCAGACGCAGGGCGAGACAAGTTTCAGGGAGCCAGTGTCGATCTTGTTCATATAGACGAGGAATGCGAGGCGGATGTCTTTGACGAGTGTTATCAGCGCACTGCTGATTGCGCTGGCAAGTTACTTCTTACTCTCACACCTCTCACAGATGTTGCATCTGGGGTTAAAACCCCCTGGGTATTCAACCTGTATGAGGATATGCTCCGGGGTCAGAAGGATATTAAGTTCGTAAAACTAAATGTCCTCAAGAACCCCTATGTCCCCGAGGACGAAAAAGTTCGACTGATCGAGAAATGGAAGGGGAATTTTGAAGAATCCGCTCGTTTATTCGGTGACTTCATCCAGAGGTCAGGGTTGGTGTATCCTCTCTGGAAGCGAAGTATCCATGTTATTGAGCCCAAACCTCTCCCTCGACAGTGGCGAAGAATTGTATCTATTGATCCCGCAGCGACCGGCACCACAGCCGCAGTTTGGGCGGCTATAGAACCCGGCACCGACGATCTCTATCTCTACAAAGAATACTACGAATCCAATAAAATAGTCTCTGAGCACGCAAAGGATATCTTGGTTCGAAACGGGAGCGACCCAATTGACATCTGGCTCATAGACCCAAAGTGGGGAAGTCAACGCAATGCAGAAACACATCGGACTGGCCAGCAACTCTACCGGGAAAATGGAATCCCCGTTAGGCTGGCGGACGTTAACTATGACGATTATGGACTTAACGCTAGTAGGGAGTATATCTCTGCTACTCTTGATAAGTCCAGCCGCCATCCAAAAGTTTACGTCTTTAATGATCTTAAGAAATTCCAATGGGAAATCGAGAGATATGTTTGGGACTATTATGCCCGAGGCGACCAGAAAGGTCTCTCGAAGGATAAGCCCCTTAAGCGGAACGACCACCTCATTAATGCCTTTCAATACCTCTGCTGCCTCAAACCCCGAGGCCGAAAGACCGGCGCTTGGTTGAGAGATGAGGCTTCCCAAAAGCAGGCCGCCGCTTTGAATAGCTATACCTAACCTCCTCGCATAGAACGGGGTTAGCAACAGGAGAAAGATATGTCAAAATTTGTCCATGGCCTATTGCAGGTGCTAGGCGTGGTGGTTCAGGTGGCAAATGCGGCCTCCGGTGTAGTTCCTGTCAAATATCAGGGACTCGTGGCTAGTATCGTTGCGGCCATCCAATCCGCCCTAGCGTTGTATAATCATCAAAACCCTCAAGGAGCGAAATGAAGAAACTACTTTCCGGGGCACTAGCCCTAATTCTATGTGTCTCGATGGTCGCTTGTACAGTTGATCAAGTCCTAGCAGATATTGAAGTGGTCGTGCAGATTGCGGCCAGCATCGTTCCCGCAGTTGGAGCGATCTCGCCCGCTGATGCGGCCGTTGTACAAAAGCTTTCTAATGATGCAACCGCTGGCGTCAAGGCCATTCAGGCAGCCTATGATACTTATAAAGCCTCTGGCGCAGCCACCGACCTCACTAAGTTGCAAGCTGCGATCAATTCCATCCAGACCAATCTTCCCCAGGAATTGGCGGCTGCCCACATCTCCGATCCCAAGACCGTCGCAACCGTCACGAATTGGTGCAATTTGATTTACTCCACCATCAATGCAATCGTTGTGGCGATTCCGTCGCTGAATCCAGTTCCCGTGGCGGCGGTTTCCGCTAAGTCTGCCAAGATTCCCGTTGCTTTCCCAACTGCCAAGGTCATCGCGGCTCGTTGGAATAGCGAAGTCTGCCAGGGCGACGAGGCTTGTGGCAAGCTCGTGAAGGTCAAGAAACACTTTCTCGGTCTCTAATTGAACGTCAAGCAAATCCTCGATCGCGGGGTTCAGGAAACTCAATTCAAAGACGAGTCTTTTTCGTATACCGGGCTCCGCGATTTCAAAGAGGAACGGCCAGAAATTTTAAAACTCGGGCCTAAAACCCAAGTATCTCGACCACGTACGAAGGTCTCCCAAAACAATTCGTACACATAGTTGTAGAATCCCTACAATAAAATAAAAATAAAGGACAAACAACATGGCTATTACTGCGATTAGCACCAACTATACGACCGCCGGACCTGCATTTACAAACCAGGTTCTAGCCCTTGGAGGCCGTGACGCGACTGAAATCGCGTATCACGGCTATTTTGCGTTTACTGGTGACGGTGCTGCGACCACGGCGGCCTTTAACTGGATTGATGGCACACAGACTCCGTTCTTCACCCAGGCCAATCCGCCCGTAGCCGTAGCTCCGACGGCGGTTTTTATCGGTTCCTTGCAAAGTGCAGCGGCTGGTTCCACCGTCAGCATCAACGTAAACTCAGTAACTACGACCGGCGTGACCCTGACATTTAGCGCCGCGCCTTCTGCGGTTGCCTATAAGCTGCCGTTCATTGTCTTCCCGTACGCTTCTTAATGGCGGGAGTGCTTAATCCACGAACTGAGGGGCTTCGGCCCCTCAAGTTCGGTAATATGAGGGGGCTCATGGAACAGCGTTGTTCAGGGCAGCACGACATTTATGTCGCCGAGGTTATGTATGTACCCTCGGAGGGCAAGTTAGTAGTAGTTACAGTTTGTCGAAATTGTGATACGGTGCACTTTCATGAACGACTGGTCGCTCAACCGCACCGTGAAGCAGAACTCCTAAAAAAGGAAAAATAAAGGAGATATACAATGTCCTATACTATAAGGGATGATAACCCGATTTTTGGCTCCGGAGCCGCAGTTGAACACTCCCAGGGCTATGGAGCTTCGGTAATTGGATGTATTCAGTCTTATGAACCCACTTCACTAAACGGGGCCACCGCTGCCACCTTCGTCAACGGCTCTTTTAATACAATCTTTATTGCCCCTCCGTCTGCTTCACTAGCCAATGGCACCCTGCCTCTTGGTCAGAAGTATCAGGTTGTGGGCGTTACCTATCGTTACGGAACTGCCGGTGGCGCAGGTTCGGTTTTTACAGTTGAAATTGTTCCTGCGGGAACTGCCGATGGTTCTGGAAACAATGTCCTAAATGCTACGAACGTTTCTTTGGCCACCGCCGCGAGCAACACGCCTACTAACCTGGCACTAAACACCAACGTTGACAACCTGATCGTTCTTCCGGGCGGAAGAATCAATGTCAATGCTTCTGGTGCCGCGACCACTGGTTTGGCAAACTTCACAGTTATGGTCTATCTTGCGAGGACCGCGTAATGGCCAACCGATATCCCCTTCAACCTGGCGATGTGACTCCTGATCTGTCCGACTATAACTTCAGCAATGAAGCTGATAGACGGGCGGATCAGACCGTCACTATCGTCCGATCAAATCCGCATAATTACCATGGGGAATATCCAGCATCCGATCAAAGTCACGCCGAAGGCGGACGCCTCTGGAAGGTTGGCCAGGCCCAACCGAACGAGTTTCTTTCTGCTCCGTTCCCTGTGATTCAGATGGACGGAGATAATAGCGGAACTCCCGCTGAGGTTCACGAGATCGACGTGGATTCCTATGGGGATTGCTACGATCCTACGGCCCCAATGCGCGTTCGTACAGTAACGAATTATCACTTGGATAGTGATCACGACGGGCAGTTAAACTAATATGGCCAACTCAATTAACTTTAGTTTCGACGACAAACTGGCAAAGCCAGTCGATGAACTGCCCACTAGCTATGAACACAAATCTAGTGACGTAAGTCATCCTCCGCAAACTGCGGATGGCGACGAGTATCTGTGCGGGAACTCTGGCCCCGAACATTCCTATGCGAATGCCGGGCGCGATCAAGATCGCTCGCGCGCGGATGAACGAATCGCAGCCCAAGGCTGTGCGAGGTATGTAAGTTGAACTTCTCCGGCTTGGTAACCCCCAACTATGGCCAGATGGGCACGGAGAATCTACCCGCTGGCAACGGTCCTGCCATTCCTTACGGAGCTGGTAACCCTGCTGCTTCAGGGCCAGTGCTTTCAACCGGCACCATGCAGGGACCTTCCAGCCCCGCGACCTCAAACATCGGCTACCGACCAACCTCTGGTCGGGCGGATCGACTCTCAGCTAATATTGTAGGTGGTAATGGGATTGGAAAGTTTTAGTTTATGTGCTGCCCTGTTAGTGTTGATTGGTCTCGACTTGAAGATCAGTTCAATGAGATGGAAACAAGGCGCGACGGACCTCAATCCTATAGTCCAACACTTTGCCAGCAAGAGTACAACCCTTGGCCTCTTGAGTCTAAGCGCGATAAATCTTTTAGTAATGGCGGCAGCTTTCCAATACCTGCCCCTCGTTTGGATGCTTCTAGGCGGTAAGTTAGCTTTAGCATCAATTCAACTACGGAGCCTAATAGAAAATGGCAAATGAACCAGCAAATCCGAATCTTGTAAACAGCGTAGCTACAACCACTGACACTAGTGTGGTTAACAGCCTAACGGCCTCGGGAGCGCAATACTTTGTGCCAACTGAAGCGCCGATTGTGCTTAGCAACAGTCATCCGGTGGTCACTCGCGCGGATGGGGCCCTTTGGGATGTAACCGCCGGTGCTTATGTGGCAATTCAATTAACTAATTTCGGCACCACCAGCGTGCCTAAAATGGGACAATAATCATGGCTATCAGAGTTCTAAATGGCAATATCGCAATGTCTAGCTTCGGTCAATCGCAGACCTCAACTACGCAGGTCCCGGTGATGATGGTTGGTGAGAAGAACAAAACTGTCACTGATCAGGGTCCTTATTCAGCTAACCAGAGTTCCGCCGCAACCACCGACGTGGTTAGCATTGGTGCAGACTATGGAGTCTGGGACGTTACCGCCAACCAGGCCCTCGATTCCAATTCCACCAATCTGGTCTACCCAGTCTAATGAGCAACCGAGCCAATTCGACTGACACCCTCGGGACGACCCAGACGCAAGCCGGGAACGTCGTGCCCATCAATACCTGGGTCACGACCTTTCCTCGACCGAGCGGCCTAACCATCACGGTCACTCGCCTCAATGGTGAGATGTCCGCCGCTGGCGCTGCCGTAGGCGATCTCGTCGAGCGAGACTCCGACGGCGGCTTCTGGGATACAACCGTAGGCGTTCGCGTGCCTCCGGACTTTACGAGTTACCAACTCGGGAATGATATGGTCTCCAACTAATGTCACAGCGATACAACGAAACAAACAACGGCGGCATCACAACGATCGCGGGTGGCAATATGCCCGCCTCGACCTATGCCAATCAATACCAGCCAACGAGTCGAACGGTTGGCCAAGGTGGCGCGGGCGGCAAAGCCTCGATCGTGGTTATCGCCAATAGTCATCCAGTTGAAGTTGACGGTGATGGCGGCCTTTGGGATACCACGACCGGCGTAGCCGTCCAGGATTTCCAAACTAATATCTTGTGCATCGGCACCTAACGAGTTAGCCCGTGTAGGACGGTGCGTTCCTTCCCCTCTTTCGCACCCAGATTCGCCGCCCTCCTCCTGCCTCGCGCGCGGATACTAACACACGGGCTTCACTTTCTAACCCCGTTTTAAGCGAGGAGTAAGTTTGGAAATCGTTGGAGTTACAAGACTAAGAGATGGACAGGAAGTCGATGAATTTGTGGTCGGCTGTCCTGAGCATAATTATTGGTTTAAAGGCGCGCCTCCATTAACTCACGGTTGCCGTGAATGCTGGCACGCCTATTTTTATGCCCAGTGGGCGATGGCCGGGGCCAAGCCTGAGCAGGTCGATCAACTTGAAGAGGCGATCCATCATGCAGCGGAGCTGGAAGACCGGGGCGAGTTTGACTTCAAACCCAAGCTCGAAGATTTCAAAATTGAGAGAGAAAACTAATGGCAACCTTTACAGCAATCCTGGTTCCGAGTAGCCCAACCGCATCCTCGTTGTTCAATGGCACGGCCGGAGCCTCCGCTACAGTAACACCTGGCTTCAAGACAATCATTGGAATCGCTTGCATATCGGCGACCGCCGGAGATGCCTTGAATGTGCGTTTCGGAAGTGCCCTAAAGGCCCCCACGGCCACGGTAGCCGATTGGCCCGTGGCTGCCGGGACAGTTCAGTATTTCGATCTGGGGTCTGAGTTTGATCGAGTGGCGATCTTTAGCGCGACTACCCCTAAGTATTATGTTTATGTGTTTTCTAAGTGCTAACCTCCTCGCATAGAACGGGGTTAGCTTTCAAGTTCTTAATATGCGCAATTTCCTATTAGCATTGTTTTTGGGCCTGTCCTCTATGAGTTTGGGGCAATCCCTAACCGGTTCACCGGTTGCTGTCAATCAGAACGGAGTGCCTTTGCCTTCGACTCTGGTGACGGTGTGTTTGACCAATCCCGGAACAGGGACCTGCGGGTCTTTGGCAACTCTGTTTACAGATAATACACTGGCAAATGCTTGCATAGGAACCAACGCCGCTCTTAATTCAATTGGTAGCCCCTTAGTTACTACGGCCTGTTCGAACCCAGGATTTACGGATGTTTTAGGGAATGTAATGGCATTTGCGCCGCCGGGTTTTTATTGGTGTCAATATTCTCGCGCGGGAATTTTAACCTATTCTCAACCGTGTCCGTCTAGTGGAAGTACGGGTGGGGGGATTGCCTTGGGTACGGCGGCCCAGGTCCCTATCATGAATGCAGGGGCTACGGCTTATGTGCCGCAAACTCTTGCTCAGGATTGCACGATCGCCTCTACTGGTGTGGTGACATGTCTCAAGACCAATAATGTGCCGTTCGGCACTTTTGCTACCAATAACTTCACGACTCCTCCTACTATTGGCGGTACCACTCCAGCTCCCGGTTTTTTTACAACACTATCGGCCTCTACTAGTTTCACCCTTGTGGGCGGTACGGCCCTGACCAGTCAATCGAGTGCCAATTCGCAGATCGTAACTTGTCCGACCGGAGGTTCAGGGACACAGGTTTGCGATGCGGCTGGAGCCTGGGTGGCCAATGGGAGCGGTTCCGGAACAGTCACTCCTAGCCCCCAATATCAGGTCGCGATCTATCCGACCGCTGGTACTGTGGCCACCGTCCAGGGCTCGGCCAATTTGACCACCGACGCTGGGGGGGACTTCTCAGCGACGGGCAAACTGGCCGCGGGTTCGACCTCGGTTACTGGACCGATGTGTACCGGCGTTAGTGGAGCGTGGTGCGCAGCAGAAAACTCGACTGCGGGCACGCCGACCTCTGGTGGGTGCTACATCCGGGCCGACTCGACTACAAACGCCCTTAAATACTCGTGCAACGGTGGTGCGGAGGCTTTGCTTGTGTCTCCCGGATTCCCAGTGACCACGCCGCAAACCGTCAACGGAGCGCCATCAACAGGGTCCATCACCCCGAACCAAGCTACGATCCCGAACCCAGTAGGACAGATTATAGGCACGGGAGATTGGTATATGCAAGCCCCGTCCTTTACGATCCCGCCCGCCCCCTCGCTCGCGATCAACACGACTGGGGGCACTTACGTTAATGGAACTCAACTTTATGTGCGCCTGACCTACGCGGGCTTCAGTGCGGGCAATACACAACCGTCTGGTGAGGTGGTTTCCAGTGCTCCCAACGGCATGACTGGCTGTTCTGGTGGTAACTCCTGTTCTGTTACGGTGACCATGCCGACCTCCTGTACGGCCGGTAATCTTCCGGCGGGCGCGACAGGTTGTACAGTTTGGAATGCAACGGGAGGGGGCACGAACACTGAACAGATCGTGGCGGCTTGCACGAATATTACGGCGACCACTTGTATCCTCACGGCGGCACCAACGGGGACCGCACTTACGTTCCAAGCCACCACCGGGATAACCCCACCTAATTTCCATACTTCTGGGTTGCTCTCGAATAACATCGTTCCGCTTTCATGGCTAAATAAATCTGATCTTAATAACTATCCGCTGGTAGGAATCGACACAGGCGGGCGCAACAACGCTCAACCCCACGACATCCTGACGTTCATGCAGCCGTTGTCGTATAACGACGCTTTTCAGAACGCCTACTACGGGATCACCAACACAGGCGGGATCAGCATCGTGCATGAGATGGGGCACAACGTCAACTCTACCTGCTCGGCCAGCAACCTCTGCATAGACCCAGCACTCTCGGTCCGTTACGACGACGCCTTCGCCACCGGAACCACTTGGGAGCAGTCGCTAGGCATGTACGCGGAACGCTTCCTCAACAACACTAGCTTCGTGTGCAGCCCGGTTTCTGGTGAGACTTGTGCAGGCTCGATTAGGGCGAATGTCACCGACCTGCGAACGGGCGGTACATCTCTGAGCGCGCAAGGTCCAGTTGCGGGCATCGCTGGAGCGGCTTTTAACAATCAAGGGTCGTCCCATGCAACTACTCCCACCGCACAGGCGGGGTACATTGGAGGTAGTTTTCTCGCGCAAGATGGCACCACCAATGCCTACAATGAAGGCGCGCAGACTTATATCGGAGTACAAGGACAAGCCTCTGACGTAGGGCTGGGAACGAATTCCATTGGCTATAACTTCCGTTCCGTGAAGGGATCAAACTTTGGCAACGGCAACTATGGAATGTCAGTCAACAACTTCACGCCTGCGCGGAATATCGACTATGGTCTTTTTATAGACGGTGGGAATATTTGGTTTGGAGGCAATGCCGAAGGGCCAGTCTATCTCGATACCATCGCAACCAACCACTCTACCATTGGCGTGGCTGGATCAGTGGGTGTTACGGGTGACGTAACCGCGAGCAACATGCTGTTGCCCACGGCAGGCACGATAACACCTATCGGGGGCACCGCTACTACGTGGACCTATCGTCTCGCTTGTGTCTCGGCCACTGGAGCACTCAGTGTCGCCGCGACCGACGTTACCACTAATGTTGGCGCGGCCAACTTGAACGGGTCTACCACAGAAAACGCCGTTAATCTACCCAATAACAACGAGGGTTGTAGTTCCTACAATATTTATCTGACTTCTACGGGGGGTACGTGCGGCGGAGTGTCGTGCAATGCCCCCGGTTTGATTGGCAATGTGGTCGTGAATCAGGCACCGAATCTATTCAACTTACAGACGGCTTCTACCGGGCAGTTTATTCATGGTACACAAGTCGCTACTGGCACCGAACCCACCAATTCATCCAATACCACGGGAAGTATCTCAACCAACAATACGACCGCTGCCACCGTAGGAGCCAGTCAGTCCAGCCCGTTCATTCAGGCACTCGGCACCGAGTGGAACGGTGCCTCCGTTCCGGGCGGTGGTCAGTTCCAGTTCATTCCCGGCACCGGGGTCAACGCGCCCTCCTTCTTTCAGCTTTCACACTTTGGCGCGGCCACAGGTTCGATGGCGTTCGAGATACCAAACGGGACGGTAATTAATCCATCTCTTGTATTCGCGGCGGGCACGACAACTGGCTTCTTCTCCTTCGGCGGAAATACTGATTGCTGGACCAATGGCACCGTTGCTGGGACTTGCTTCGTGGGGGGTAGCAACAATCTACAGATACCGGATAATTGGAATCTCTCCTTCAGTCAGACGAATAGCGCTAGCGGGGCAATGGGAGCGAATATTGGAATCGTGGGCACGGGTGCGAACGAGGTTCTTAGCACGTCTACTCAGGTGCTTGTGCCCCAATGTAAGGTCAAGACGGCCGTGACTCTCTCAACCTCCGCTACGACCATCTGCTCATGGAACCTACCCAACTCCGCCCAGACATGGGCTTGGCAGTGCTCTGGGACCTACACCATCACGGCAGGCACCACGCCGGACTTCGGCTTGGGGATGAATGCCTCCCAGACCCCCACTAGCGAGACGGGGAATGCGCTCATTAGCTCTGTCTCGGCTAGCACGACGAGCACACAGGTATTCACGGGTGACAGTAACACGGCGGCGGCCTCCGGGAACCAACCGATCTACACCTCGACGGTCGCTATTACCACGGTCACGAATAGCCCGTGGACCTCGTCCGGGGTGCTTCAGGCCAGCGCGACAGCAGGAACGTTCGCGATCACGGGTATACTGACAGGAACGACACCAGCAGGCACGGTGAATCCGGGGACGACATGCCAACTTTACTAAGAAAAGTTGCCTTGCTTGTCGGTGTTGCGCTCTTGGGTCTGCCTACTTTCGCCGCAACCTACTATGTGGCTGCCACTGGCGCGGATACGAATAACGGCACCAGCAAGGCGACTCCCTGGCTGCACGCTCCCGGCATGAGCACCTGTACGAGCCTTTGCAGTTCCACGACGATCAACGCAGGCGACTCTATCATCTTCCGGGGCGGAGACACATGGCACTTTGGTGACAACACGCAAGTGCCATTCGCGGGATTCCAGAGCAACGCCTGGGCGTTCTCGCGCTCGGGAAGTTCCACTAGTTGCCAACTGAATGCTGCTGCGGGCGCAATTGTCACCACGACTTGCATTTATATCGGAGTCGATCAGACTTGGTTTGCAGGCGGATCGTGGACCAGACCTGTCTTTAACTTCGACAATCCCGTTACCACTACGAGCCCAGCTTCATGCACGTTCGACGACACGACGCTCAATCCTATCCATTTCAATGCCAGTTACGTGATCGTGGATAATCTTGAAATCTTCGGCTTCTGCTCCAACTCAACGACCACGTTCAGCAATCTGATTGCGTTCTCCAACGGAAATCTGCAATGGGAGTGGAAGAACTCCTACGTCCATGGGTACATGCTGGGGCAAACCTGCACCAGCAGCGGCGGAGCCGACTGCGACGAATACTGGGTGTTCGGCGGATTCACTTCGATCAGCAGTTACTACCGCATCGATCACAACGTCTTCGACAACTCGGACGGGACGTATGGTGGATCGGGGAACAAAGCATCGCTCGGAGTGTGGAATATTGGCGGGATGCAATTTGACCACAACGTCTTGAACTACGTTTCCAACGGCCTTAAATTCCGCGCGATGTTGATGGTAGATGATAACCTTTTCAACAACATCTTTGAACCGGTGGTCGGTGGCACTCACGGCAACATCATTGAATATGCCGGAACCGGGCAGGTTTATCCGCTCTCGACTTACTACTTTAACAACCTCACGCTCTGTTCGTCCGGGCCTTCGAATATTGGAGAGTCGCTGGACATGTATCCAGGTTCCTCTGGGTCGGGGAAAGTCGGCTACATCTTCAACAATATCTCTAACTGTAACTACGGTGGTGGCACCGGCACCAATTGCTACATGATCGAGGGCGATGGTGGAAATGGCGGTCCAGGCAATACGCAATTTTTCAACAATACGCAGGACTTCCAATGTATGATGCGGAGTCTGCGCGGCAGCTCCACGGGCATCTATCAGAACAACCACTTTGTCGGGTACTCGCCGTCTGGAGCGATTGGAAACTTCTCCTCGATGACGGTGGCCACAGACAACGGCAACGAAATATGGCAGACCACCGGAGCGGCCTGTGGATCGGTAGCGACGAACTACGCTCCAACCTCTAACTCATGTGCTACGGTCGGCGCTGGAGCCAATCTGACTTCAACCCTCTGCGCCGGAATGGACAATGCGACGGCGAGTGCGGCCTGCAAGAATAGCTATGGCGGGGTGACCTACAACACTAGTAACCACACGGCGGTGGACAACTCCATAGTGGCCCGACCCACATCCGGTTCGTGGGACTCCGGTGCCTATGAGTTTCTCCCGCCTTGTAGCGGTGCGAATGGCCCTTGCCCTGGCTACACCGCTTATCAAGGAACGATCATCGTGCAACCCCCCACGACTCCTAATATGGGGGCTGTTTTAAATAGTGGCCTAGTTTATCGCGATTCTTCCTACCCCAGCGGGATAGCCCCTGCGGTTGTTCGTTGCACAGATCAGTCGATCGATCCCCAAACTCCCTTCAGTAATCAGAACAAACACGCAGGGTTAGGAGGATCGGGAGATGCAGCCCAAATGTTTGCGGCTGACGATCATTTAATGGGATTTGGGGCCAGTGGGGGGAAATATTATCTTATTCATTTCAATACTTACACCTTAATATGCGGTGATCCTACCACAGGATTCGCGATCACAGCCAACAAGAACCTCACTAATCCAGGTTCGTCCGGAGTGGCGTACAACTTTGGCAACGGTAGTTTTGACTGGACCAACCCCCTTGTATATTACGCGATGGGGGCAGGTTCGGACACGACCAATGCACAGATCACGAAATACACCTTTAATTCCAGTGATCAGTTTACAGTTACCTCGCCATATATAGACTTTTCTTTTGGTATCCCGTTAGGAGCGCAGGCTCCAGCATGGCAGGCAACCCACGCCTACTCTGCTGGCGACTATATTTCATTTACCTTCGCAGAGCCAGACTGGGTAGCATCAAATGCGTACTCGACGTTAGGGACGTTAATTGTACCGCTGCTTAACAACTTCTACAACTGTGCCTTCAAGTTAACCACTACCGGCACTTCCTCCATTTCAGCTTCCGAGCCTATCTGGAGTACATCAGGACAAGGTGGGTGCGTGTCAGCCTCACAGAATGTCATCAATGATAATACAGCCAAATGGCGGAATATCGGGGCTGGACCCATCTTCACGTATCAAAACATCGGATCGAGCGGCAACTCAGGAGGCAGTACTCCTGCCTTCAGTCCTAATATGTTTTCCGCCGCCGCCGATGCTAACGGGGTGAACTGGGAGAATACGGGGGTCACGACCAGTCCCGCATGGAGTAATCCCTCGGGTGTGTCAGCGGACTCAACGCGCTTTGCCTTCGGCTTCTCCACGAACGAGTACGGGACCACAGGGAGTTACACTTCTTACAATGGTGATCAGGGCACTGGAGTCTATGCCGTCGCCTACAGTACCACCCTTAACCAATTTTTCTTGCTTAATACCGCTACTGGGTGGGTGAGTTCCACCACCTGCACAGGGGGATCAGGTTACAACTGCGCAGGTGGCACGCTCAGCAAGCTTACTGGGCAGGGGACGGTTACAGCCATCACCTCCGGTCCTTGCGGATACTTCCTCCATAACGTCAAGGGAAGTTCGCATCTCGACTATGTGACGGCTGCGCAGAATGGATTGATCCCCGGCTCCAGCGGAAGCTGCCTGGGCACCGGTGCGATCTGGCAACCGTTTACAACCTTTAACAGCACAACCACTTTGCAATCGCTGCCCTACGGCCTCAACCACTGGGCCATGATGGATCATACAGTGTTCGCTTTAACTCAACATGCCGGGGTCCTAGGTGGCTTCTCTGGGGGCGCGTATTCCGACCTGCTCCCACTCGCCAACCCCAACGGCACAGCAGTGACTAGCTGGCAGATGGGGTACGCCGGAGGGAGCTGGGTTGGTACCCCATTAACACTCAACTGCGACATTAATGGGACGTGGTTTCCGGGTGATACTAACCCAACCTGTTCTTATGGCAATGCTTACGATGCCCACCCCGGTGCGCAAGTCACCTACGACGCCACCTATAGTGATATCACTCCAGTGTGTGGAACGATTTATAACGTCGCTACCCTCGCGCCCCCGCCAGTGGCCGCCTATCAGGGGGAGGAAGTTTGCATTTCCTCAACGCCTACCTGGTTATTTGGCGCGCCTATCCCAGCTTGGCGGACGTGGCGCTTTACACATAATTTCAATACAGGAGGTTCGAGCGACTTCGACGTGCAGTTTGACATCAGCCAACTTTCCGGCGACGGTAAGTACCTAGCTTTCACGTCCGACTGGATGTGCACACTGGGAAACACAAACGGCACCACGACGGGAACCCTGTGTGCAGCACCCTTTGTTTCCGGTACGGTTTACGCATTAGGTCAGAGCGTCAACCCGTTCTCCTCAACCGGGGGGTCGGGCACGAATTACAACGTTTGGTCAGTTACCTCCTGTGGAACTGGATGTATAGCCGCTACCGGAACTGCATGGGTAGTATGCAACTCGGGGAATGTGGGAACTAATCTGACGGACGGAAATGGGCAAACAGTTTGGACGTGCCAGGGAGTGTCAAACGGTAAGGGGGACGTATTTATTGTACAATTGTTCGCCGGAACCGGTTCGCAGGTCAACCCGCCGTTCCTGTTACCGCCGGGCAGTACAATTCAATAGTAAACGAAAAGGAAACATTTAAATGATACGTTTCACTCAATCGCTCTTGGTTGCCGTTTTTGTCACCTTCACCACCGCTTACTCCTGTTCACAGAACGGGCCGACCGCTCCCTCGGTAATCCTAACCTGGGTACAATCCACTACGCCGGGGGTTACAGCCAATTGTGTTTACAGAGGCACGGTTACTGGAGTGTATACGATGCCAGCCTTGTTCTGCTCAACTACCGCGACTACCACTTATACCGACTTGAGCGTGACACGCGGGACCACATACTTCTATGCGGTTACGGCGCAAGTAGGAAAGTCAGAGAGCGGATACTCCAACGAAGTTAAGGCCCCGGTACCTGTGCTAGCCCCGCCGACCGGAACCAACTCCCAGGAGACTAAACTAGTCATGCCGCTACCAGATCGTAATCGCATTTACTTAAGCGCCACGGTTAATTAACGGAGTATTACATGCCTGTTCTTCAAGAAACTTTAGGAATTCCCCCGAGTCCTAATATTGCCAACAATAAGGTTGCCTATACAACCTTCGGGTATGGTCCCTCCACTGACACTAGTATTGTTCAAAGTTTCAACCAACAAGGATTGACTTGCTGGTTCAAAGACGCTCCGGTCGTTACAGCCTCTGGCCATCCAATCGCCACTCGCGCTGATGGGGCTCTTTGGGATGCGGCCGCAGGCAATTATGTTTCAATTCAAAACACTTCAATTGGCACTGTAGGCTCCGCCAAGAACGGTCAATAAGATGGCCTATCAATTTGCAGACGGCTTCGATAATTTCGGCAACACATATAGCTATACGTCTGGCTATCCCTGGACCTTAGTAACCACAACTGGGGGCGCGTGTAATACTACCACCGCCAATGTTCGTTTCGCGGCCCCTGGTAGCTTGCCTGGCGCGGCCATGGTTATTGCCGCTGGCTCCGGTCTTACCCAGAATCTTTTGGGTACTCCAAGTACCCTAATCGTGGGGTTTGGAGTTTATGTCGCGAACTTGCCTGCGTCAGGATACTACCCGCTAGTAGCCTTTGCGGATACTGGAACGGCGCAGTGTTCCCTGTCTGTGAATGCCAATGGAGCATTACAATTCGTTCGGGGTTATTCGACAGCACTTATCGGTACGGCCTCTGCCAATGGAACCATCGCGCCAAATACCTGGTATGGTCTTGCGATGCAAATCACTTTTAGTGGTTCGGCCGGAACCGCTTCTTTGTATGTAAATGGGTCCGCAACTCCGGCCATCAACTCCATCAGTTTGAACAATATTGCGACGGCGAACGCCTACGCCACCCAAGTCAAATTAGGTTTCACGACTCTTGGAACTGGCAGTTCCGCGATCATAACTTGCGATGACTTCTATTGCTTCGATTCGACCGGGGCATTTAACAACTCTTTGGTAGGTAGCGATGCTCGCATCTTAACCAAGATGCCCGCGAGCGCCGGGAACTATACTAACTGGACGCCTAATGGTCTAGGAAGCAACTTCCAAAACGCGGCGGTAGAACCCCCAAGTACCTCGGACTATAATGCCAATAACACTCCTGGCACCAAAGATTCCTATATTACGCAGAGCGCAAGCTTGGCGGTCGCCCCATATCTAGTGCTTGGGCGAGCCTCATTGGAGCGCGACGATGCTGGTCCTCATACCCCTGGATTATTCGTTCGGAGCGGATCAACGGATAGTGCAGGTGTTACCACTCCGGCCTTGAGTTCCTCCTACGCCTTCTATGACGCAGTGTTTACAGTTGATCCCTCCACTAGCACGGCCTGGACTGGACCCGGAGCTGACAACGCACAAATCGGAATCATCGAGGGTTAATTGTCAGTTCGATTAAATCAAGAAGCATTTGAGATTCTAGTAAGGTCGGTATCCTCCTCTGGAGGCAATGTCCGGCTCAATCAATATGCTCTCTTGTGCTTGGTTCCATCTAGCATTAACGCAGCCCAAGTTCAATTGATTGGCGGACCGTTTCAAGACCCCCTAGGCAACGCGCTCTCAAATGGTTACCTAGTTGCCAAGCTCCAGCATGATGCGGTGGCACTTAATAGTGGGCAGATTCTAGGCAACATCTCGGTTCACATTCCTTTGGACATCAATGGTTTTATCCGAGGCACGGTGACTGGAGCCCCGGTGTTCATCTGGCCCAACAACAGTCTCCTACCCGCAGGTGGTTCATATCTAATCTGGGCCTACTCTTCCACCAATCAACTCGCTTGGGACAATCCCCAAGTTCAGCAAGTGCTTTCCAGCCCGAATCCATTCAACGTTAATGCTTGGATTCCCGGCCCCTAAAAGAGGACAATGCAATATCAAACTCCATCAACCGCGCCGTTCGTCAGCACGTATGATGATCCGAACGCGGATATAACCAATAAGGTGGTCTCACATCTGCGGAGGATGCGATACTTCCGGAAGCAATACGACCAGCGACGAGCTTATTTCTATAGACAGTATATAGGCCAGCGCGATCAGCGATTCTATCCCGATAACATTACTCCGCGTAGCAACACCTTCGTAACGTATCCATTCGCAAACGTCGAGGCCATCGTCGCCCGAGTCCTTGATGCCTACTTCTCCTACGAAGATTGGTTTGAATGCAAAGGCCGATCCGCCCAAGATGAACCGGCCGCCGAAAAGATGCAGACGGTTCTCCTCCGTCTCCTAAAGCGTTCCGACTTCTGCAAGCATTTCGAATCACTCGTCCGCAACATCAGTATCTATGGTCACTCGGCCATGAAGGTAGACTGGGACTGGGATGTTGACACTGTTACATATTCTGAACCTATTCCGGCCATTGGCCCCGACGGTCAACCCATCGTTCAGCCTGCCATTGATCCAAATACAATGCAGCCTGTTATGCAGCCTGTTATCCTTGGTTATAGGCCTGCACAGAAACAAGTTCCACGAAATCGCCCTCGCTTCCTCCCTATTGATGTGTACGATCTTCTGGTTGATCCCGATGGGGGGATTGTCGCTCATCTTACCGAGCGAACTTTGGGGCAGATGATGAGGGAGCAGACGGCCAGCCTCCAAGCGGCCGCCCAAGACCCTTCGAAGCAGCCCCTGTATATTCCCGAAGCGTTTGACACCTTAGTGAAGCGGGTTAGCAATAACGTCCGGCCTCCGGACGATCCGATGGACACAGTCATACGATTGGCGGAGCACTGGGATGAGTACGCGCAAACACAATCAATCATTACTTACGGAGAAGATGCGGAAGCAATTAGCTGGAAAGACCTCCGAGCCTCGTACCGCGCCGCCGGATATAGTCCGTTTAAGCGGACCGTGTACGCGGGCGTCCCACTTCTATTGTACTCCGGGCCTATCCCCTTCATGCACAAGAAGTGTCCCATAGTAATGACCAACTTCATTCGGCTGCCGAATGAAATCTTTGGACTTGGGGCAATCGAGATTATCTCGGACTTGACAGAAGGTATGTGCAAGTTCGTGAACATGATCACGGACAACTGGAACCTCGGCATCAATCATCGGTATGCCTTTGATACGAATGCGGATATTGACCACGAGGCCTTGAATAGTTTCAATACACCGGGCGGCAAGGTGCCTGTCGTAGGCGATCCATCCAAGGTCATCATGCCTCTCCCGTTCTTCACTCCATCCCCTGGAGACTACCAGATTCTGGAAGTCTACAAGATGTTGATTGAGAACACATCCGGTGTTAGTGACTTCTACTCGAAGGGGGTAGGGTCGCCTACAAACAACAAAACCGCCACCGGCATTAGCAGCGTAATGAACGAGTCGAACTTCCGATTCAAGATGTTCATCCGGAATCTCGAACTTGAAATCCTCCAACCAGTCTTGACTATGTGTGCGAGCATGGTCCAACAATACATCTCCGACCCGATGGAATTCCAGATCACCGGAGAGAATCCCACCATCAAAAAGTGGGTGGTTATGCAACCAGAGGAACTCATTGGTACGCTTGACTTTGATCTTGTTGCTGCGAATTATGCAAGCAATCGCGTCGTGCGTCAACGCAATTTACTTGCGCTATTTAATCTGGCTTCTCAATCACCGTTCCTTAATCAGTATGAATCGCTCAAGGAACTCTTCAAGGCGTTCGAAGTAAGGAACGTAAACAAGCTTCTATTCACCCCGCCCCAGGTCCAAGCCATGCAAATGGCCGAGCAAGAGAAGAACGTCAAGATGATGATGCTCGAAGCGATGATGGACGTAGAGGGTAAGGCGCGAATCGCTCAATCCAAACCTCAGACAACCACTGGCAAGGATGGCCGCCCGCGCAAGGCACAGTTCGAAGGTAAGATTCCGGGTGCTGGCCTGATGTCCCATATCAAGGACCTCGGCCAGTCGATGGGAGCTAACAGCCTCGGTCTAGAGGGCCTCGGGCATTCCGGGGAGGGAGACTAATGCTTAGATGCGTTTTGGGCGCTAAAGTTGCCGGCCCGAAGTATCTCGATCCATTTACCGGAAAGATCAGCACGGATCATTACAACGTAACTTGGGTTCCGGAATCTGAATATCCCTTCCCACTCGTTACAAGCCGTTACCTTTTGGATTACGAAGTGGAGGGCGAGGGGTCCCATGTAGTCCTGATAAAAGACAAAGTAGTTAAAGTTGGAGCCTGGCAAGAATGTGTGGCGTGGGCCGAAAGGCCTAACCCCGTTCTATGCGAGGAGATTGGAGGTGCCACTTGCCAAACACGACATTGAACCGATTCTTGTCCTGCCAACCTGTCCGTATGGTTACAACCTTGTTGATGTCCATATTGATGATCACGGGCTTGTTGACAAAGCCCGCTGTCACGCAGCGGACGCAGACACGACCGAAGGTTCAGCTCGTGCCCACCTGTAGGGCTTCTGTAGCAGGATGGGCCTTCACAAGTCCAGGAGCATCGGGGGCCGACGTACAAGCGGTTTAACCGCGTGGTCGGTCGCCCCAGAGGATTATATGCAGAACATGGGATTGGCGGATTTTCTAGACATAGCGGCCTTGGTGTCCCAAGTGATCCAAGGGATAGCGTTATGTATAATTGCCATTACCCTCCTTGCAAAGAACGGGGTTAGATAGAGGAGATAATGAACTTATTCAAGAGGGAAACTGACCATGTCTACCACGTTGTGGAGTATGATCGAAACACAAAACTCCCAGAACTTACTGGAGACCTACGGGAGTCACTTAAAACCTTGGCCCTTCTCCCGGCCTTCCAATATCTCATGCAACGTTTCCGAGTCAAGAAGGCTGCCATGGAGTCCACTCTCCGCGAGGGCTTCAAGCTCGACGAGCAGCAGCTTCGTTACTGCCAGGCGGGAATCTACTGGGCAGGCGAGATCGAACGTGACATCCAGGCTTTAACGCAGGAGCAGCCACAACGCCGCCCTGCCAAGATCGACGAGCTAGAGGAATTCAAGCGAATCTCCTCGGCGATTAATCTCGTTGGTCAGCAAGAACTCACTTTACAAGAGTGAAATCCACAGCCCCACAAGGACTAATCAATGCCTGATACAAACAGCGTTTCTCCGGGTTACAACACAGGTTCAGTGAACCTGCAAAATGCCCCGGCAGCAGACCAAGATTGGGATTCGTTGTTCCCGAATCCTGAACTTCAATCCGCGTCGCAACCACAAGTTGCGAACCCAGGAGCAAATCCCCCGCAGCCAGTTACACCCGCCCAGCCTTTTATCAAGGCCGGAGACACTGTATACAACACTGCTGAGGACGCCGTGGCTGGAATTTCCCACAAGGATTCCGTCATTGCAAAGTATCGTGATTACCTGGCTTCTCAAGGTCTCGATCCTAATGCCATCCTAAAAGGTGAGGCCCAGCAACGGCCACAAGCCCAACCCCAGACTCAACCTACCAACACCTCCCCGTACAAGTATTATAACAACCCGAACTTCTTTGATGAAGTCGCCGCCGCTGCGCAGTCGCGCGATCGAGTCAAATATGAACAGATCATGTCTCAGCACACTCAGGAAGCTATTCAAGCACAACTTGAGCCCTGGCGTGCAACCCTGGCTGAAACCAATCGCTTCCGAGCGATTCGTCAGGCTACGGCGGAGACCCCGGATTTCGGGAAGTTCATGGAAGGTCCTGGCTACAAAAAGGTCATGGACAGCTTCCCCTTGTACAAGGAAATGGTTCAGATTGGTGAGAATGATCCCGTGGCCGCCCAACGGCTCCCCGAGGTCTACAAGTCAATGTATCTCATCTATCAAGGCATGAATCAAACCCAACCGGGTCAGCAAGTCACGAATGCAGCACCCAATACCCCGACTGTGCGACAGCAACCCACTCTTCAACCCTCCTCCTTAACCCCACCTGCGTCTTCGTCCGGCACACAAGGCTGGCAAGAAGCTGGTTGGCGCGGCAACAAACCCGTCGGCAATGAGGCTCGTAAACAGCTTATCCAAGACGGCGATAATCGCTACAAAGGTATGCGCTTTGAAGATGTCGGTCTCTAATCCACAGCGGGCCCAATCCAAGGAGAAACATGAATCGCTTTCTTAAGCATTTGACGAACTTCGTGTTCGTCCTCTTTGGGCTAGGCCCTGACGTTGTAACCGTCAGCCTCGGGACTGCGGGTAACGCGGGTTCAACAGCCGCCGAACTTATTACTTATATGTCGGCACGTCTGCTTGAAGTCGCTGAGTTCAACACCATCCTCGATCAATTCGGAGACAAGCACCCCTTGCCTTCGAACTCCTCAAAGACGATTCGATTCGTCCGCGAAGAGAAATTGACGGTGGCCGCGACTCCCACGCAGTTAACTGAGGGCATCCCCCCGGATGCTGTGGGTCTTACCCTAAACCAAATTGAAGCCACCGTGGAGCAATACGGCTCTGTGGTGCGGTTGTCCGACTTGGCAGAGATTACTGCCCGTCACAATGTGATCGAGCGGACGATCTACGTCTTGGGTTTACAAGCGGCAGAAACCTATGACCAGCTAATCTTTAACGTCCTTAATGCCGCCACCAACACATACTACCCGAACAACAGGGCGGGTGATACCTCCCTGATTGGTTCCGATCTGGTCGGTTACTCTGACCTGGTTGAACTTGATGCCGCGTTGCAAGATCAAGGCGGACGACCTTTCGAAGGGGGCGAGTATGTTTATGTCACTCCTCCGCAGGTCTATGCCGGACTCTTGCGAGACCCGGACTTCAAGGCCTCTAACCAGTTCCGCGCTCCGGAGAAAATCTGGCGCGGTGAAGTGGGAATGCTCGGTGGGTTCCGCGTTATTCGCTCGAACTCCCCGGCCTTCGCTGCCACCTCACAGGCAACTGCGGGTCAGTCCAGCAAGGTCTTCACCTCGTTTGGCATTGCCCGGTTTGCATATCAGATCACTGACTTGCAGAACCTCCGAGTCTATGTGGTTGCTCCTGGCGGTCAGCTTGATCCTCTCCAGCAGTCCCGTGTTTGCGGCAATGCCTAGAGATGGGCATTGGTACACTCTGTAAAATGTCAAGAACATCCTGTAACAAAATAGCAAGTTCGAGTATCTAAACTAGTATGAAAGCTCGGATTCGCGAAAAACTAACCGCAGGACAACTTGCAGCCAAGTCGGAGTCACCAACCTCCGAAAGGTTCAGAGAGCATAATCAGAGTATGCGTTATCACAAAAGACAACCGGCAGTTGAACGTCAGTGTTTACAATGCTTAAAAACATTTATGACCTGGGCCTCACTGCTTCGTCATGGAAAACGATGTGATTTCTGTTCTAGAAATTGCTGGATTGCCTTTAGTCGTGTAACAGTTAATTGTGATACTTGCGGGAAAGAAATCTCACGACAGAAGAAAACGGCATCGCGTTATATCAATGCCCGAAATTTTTGCTCCCGAGATTGTATGTACAAAGCCCGTAGGATAAATCCAGATCGAATTCCTGTTAAAAGACTTCGATACGGATCAACCGAGTTTCGCAAAGCTCGTTTACTTATTATTGAACGAGATGGAGTTTGCCAAATTTGTGGCGACCCCTTAGCGAATTCTATTCATCATAAAGACTGGAAGCCTTATGTCAACACTCTTGATAATCTTGTTCTGCTGTGTAAAAAACATCACGGCATGTTCAAAAGATATGAAGATTGGGAAACCGGCAAGGCTCGCATAATGGCGTGCTCCGATCTGCATGGTAACATGCAGAGTGCCTCAGAAATGCCTGGCACTCAACAACTTGTTTCTGTAAGTTGTTGATAACAAAGATGAAAATCGGCTGGAAATTTGCTTTCAAGTCTGTTATCACTAATCAAAACTGGATACGTAGAGTACGTAGTTCCGGGGCCAACTCGATAACCAATTAAGTTGGATTAACAGGATAGGGGCCTCTGGGCCCCTTCCAGAAAGGATTTATCATGGGACACAGTTTTGAGCAGTCCGGCCCCGGCGACAGCATTATCAACATGACTCGCCCGGACGGCCATGCTCATCTAGATGAAAAGTACGACAAGGGAATGCGATCTCCGTGGCTGGGCGTTATTGCCCACCAGGACGCAGGGCTAGTAAGCCCTGAGACTTCGCCACAGAGCGGCAGCGGCCACATGGACAGCGGCTACTCTGGTGTAGGAGGCACAGGAACTTAATGGCACTCGAAAAACCCATTGTCGAAAAACGCCCAACCACAATCCCAGAGCTGTATGGAACCTCGCGAGAAACGTGGCAGTATGTCACGCTTCCCCAAGAGGACCCGCTGGGAAAACCATTCCCCACAATCCGCCTAAACAAAGAGGCATTTGAAGCAGGCCAGACCTATCAGATTCCTGCCCCAATTGCCGCTTATGTTAACGATCGCATCAAGAAGTTCAACCGCTCTTGCGTGCGTTTGTATCAGAATGACATGGCGCAAGACGGCATTGTCCGCACTGCGGATGGAGCCTCTGCGCCAATGCCCACCCTGGTTCGTTAATGGCTTGGACCTGGAAAATCACGTCCGGCACTTTGCTTAACCTTAACCTCATTCCAGTGGGGCATGGCTACGCTGGCCATGGCGAGGGCTTAAACAACCCCGCAATGTGCAATGTGCCGAACGTGGGTCCACTTCCAATAGGCACCTATACGATCGGCCAACCTCGTGACGATGATGAAGTAGGCAAATTCGCGATGCCACTCATACCTGACACGTCGAACACGATGTTTGGCCGATCGGCTTTTTATATCCATGGGGACAACCCCTCTCTCAATCACACCGCCAGCGATGGCTGTATCATTCTTCCTCGCCCTGTCCGGACGGACATCGCGAACTCGGGCGATGACCAACTTATTGTCGAGGACTAACCCCGTTCTATGCGAGGAATTTTATTGGTTCGCCATGGCAACACGACCTATGACGATAAGGTGGATGCCCTACTTGATCCGCCCCTCGACGAGGAAGGGATGGAGCGAATTGCCCGGACTGTGCAGTTTATACACGAGGGAGACTTCGGAATCAAGCGTGTAATCTCCTCGCCCCTCCAGAGGACCCTTCGCCTGGCCTCAAAGATCGCAGACAACAACCTCCGAGTCACCACCAACAACGCGGCACTCCCTTGGAACCTCGGAGACCTGATGGGCAAGTTGACGAAGGTGGTCCAGCCCAAGATTGATTATCTTGAGAACTACCCGGACATCAAGGCCCCACACGGCGAGTCTTATAGGACCTTCTATAATCGGTGGTCCGAATTCCTTCGGCGGCTGATGACTTACTTCGAGGTACATCCGGATAACTCGCTGGCGGTCGTCACACATTCGCGGAACATTGATGCAATTGAAAGCATCGTGGGGGACGCGCCTATCGGGGATGTAACTCCTATATCCCCTGAAGCCAGCGTTACCCTCCTCGCAAAGAACGGGGTTAGCTGGACTTACAGTCAAATCTGGAATGGTAAATGATCGTACAAGACATCGTTAACGCGGTTAGCACAGATACCAGGCAGGTCATGAATGCCTCTGGCAATGACGCCAATGTCATTATGAACTGGGTAGACCGTGTTCAGAAGGACGTGCTCCACACTACCTTGTACGCGAATCAGAACATTGCGAGCACTCAGGTCACCACGGTCGTTGGGCAGAATGCCTATACGATGTCCCCGCCTTCGGCTATTCGCCGGATTATCAGCATCTTCGACTTGACCTTCAACATGAGCTTGACTCCGTCAGACGTGGACCTTGATTCTCCTACGCCGGTGGCGACCCGAGTCAATGAGGAGGCCGGGCGATCAAGCAGCCAGATTAATCAACCCCATCCCTCTGAGGCTTATCGCTTTGGCGGGACTGCGGAATACTTTCGATTCATTGGCCCGAATACCTTGGTCATCCGACCCGCTCCCGCAACTCCAGGATACGTCGCCACGCTAAGTGTCGTCTATGAACAATTGGTTCCGACTTTGTCGAGTTTAACTGCGGCTTTAATTGTCCCGGACGATGGCAAGGACGTGGTCTGTGCCGGGGTTAACTGGATGGCTTTCGCTTATATTGGTCGCCAGCAGGAGGCGGCTTCTTGGTTTCAATTATATCAGCAACTCAAGCAGGGTAATCGTATCGGAGTCCTTCGTTAATGGCAACAACTGTTCAACAGATCGTTACCTCTGTTCAGACCGACGTTCAGAACCAGATCGGCCCCAACCATCCGATGCTTCTGGATTTCTCGAATCGGATTAGTTTGGATATACTCCGTTCAACGAAGTGGGATTTCCTCCTATCCGATGTGCAGAGTTTTATTACTCGACAGGGCGTGACTGCATATTGGATCGGAGCCTCTGGCGCTAATCCGCCCGGCACCTTTGACACTGGTCTCAACATCACCAACATGAAGTGGGTCCAGCATGGTTCGGTCTATGATCGGTCCAATTACACGACCCTCGGATCGGTTGCAGAAGCTCCGGTCTCAGCGGTGCTATCATACACCGACGGTACTTCTCGTCCCGGTCGTCCAAAGGTTTATCGCAATAACATTGACACGCCGTTCACTCTGAACATCTATCCGGCCCCGGACCAGCAGAATAACCAGTCCCCTCAACCAGAACCTCCGCTCGTAAGCACGGTTGCGGGTGGGGCTTTGCCCGCGCGTACTTACAACCTAGTTACGACCTTTGTGGACGGATTGGGGGGTGAGTCAACGACGGGGGCTTACTCTACTCCGCTTTATATTCCAGCGGGTTTCCTCGCGGTTGTACAGACTCCTACTACTTTAATCCCTACCAATGATGCCGGAGTTCCTTATTCTTTCTATAACGTTTACGCTTCATCGAGTTCTTTCTTACCACAGAACAGTGCGAAGCAGACCGTAACTCCGATCGCGCTGGGGACCAATTGGACTGAACCGCTAACAGGACTAACCACCGGCGGTGTAAATCCGCCGTCCTTCAATGCCGCCGCAACCTATAACGGCTATATAATCCAGTTCCGTTATTACGATGTTGAGCAGCTAATTACCTCATTCGCGCAGAACTTACAAATCCCGGATCGCTACTCGGATATCATGGTGGCCGGGGTTAACTGGCTTGCCTTGAAGTTCCTTCGGCGCTCTCCGGAAGCCGCTGAGTGGTTCGGAACATATCGCCTTGGTTTAACCACGATGGTTCGCGATCGCAATCAGCAGAACCGGTTTGCAGATTACATTAGTCCCGATCCGAGCAGCCTTGGCGGGATGCTCCCAACCATTGAAACTATTGATTTGAGTCTGCTCACTCCATGAAAATACTTGCCTTGGTTTTACTTGCGGCTTCATTCTGTGCGGCGCAAGAACTTCCTGATACACCTCAACCTTCAACTGCTTGTGTCGATCATGGCAAGCCTTGCCCGGAGTGGCTCCATAAACTCGTCGGCCAGTATCCCCCGGCCCCTTATACTGCACTCCCTCCTCGCACCGAGCCCGCCAAGTTCCTAACCTTCCGGACCTTCAATCAACCGGTGCTACGAACGAACAAGCAGGTCATGAAATCGCCGGTGTTCGTGATTAGCCAGACTGTATTGATGCTTACCATGATCCCACACGGCAAATCGCGCTGGCACGTAGAGCCCATTGAAGCTTCTGGGCTGTGCGCGTTCGATTACATGAGCGATCGTCTCCTGAGTGAATCTTTCTCAATTGGGCCGCCGATCTACGCCGCGATTGTCTATTCGAGGAATGCCTTTAAGTAATGCCGTATAAAGATAAAACTAAACAAGCGGCATGGTACCAACAGGATAAAAAGAATCATCCTGAGAAATACCGTGCGCGTACAGAAAGACAGCAGAAAGTCTTTCGGCGAATCCGAGGTTTTGGCGCGGTTAAAAGAGAAATTATAGAAGCTATATGGTTAGCTCAAGATAAGAAATGTGCGATATGTGAAATTCCAATTGAATTCAATGCACATGTCGATCATGACCATTTGACCGGGTTAATTCGAGGAATGCTTTGCAAAAATTGCAATCCTGGCTTGGGGCAATTCAAAGACAATATTCGATCTCTCGAACGCGCTATAGATTATCTGCGGAGGTATGAAAGTCGATGAGCTGGTACAGTTCACCTCTGCAACCTTTGGACCCCGTTGTTCAAAGCCAAGTTCCTAAGCCACCGATTCGCTACATGCGGGATAACTTTCAGGGAACGGGGCAGAACTCCTACTTCCAGGCCCCCGCCCAAGATCAATCCATGTGGCAATCCTTGCTGAATGTCCAGCCAATTACACAAGGCATCCTCAATCAACGATGGGGATACGGGGCGTTTGTTAGCAACCTAACTCTAACTCTGTCCAACGTTGCCATAGTTTCTATTAGCTCTCCTGGAACATTCATTCCAATTGCAGCGATGACGGTTGCCTCAACTGCCGGATTGATCCCCGGTCAGTCCATTACTATAGCCGGGAATAGCGATTCTTTCTTTAATGGCACGTTCACTATTCTAACTATTTCGAGTTCGACCACCCTGTCAATTACGATCCCAGCGGTGTCTGCTGCCCATTCCGGAACCGGCGGCACTTTGTCCTTGAATGCCTCTATCACCGGCAATCGACTGTACAATTTTCAATCTGACAGTCGGGGCACTCGTGCAATCATTGCGGCGGGGCTTGCCGGAGTAGTCGCATATAATGAGAACGGTTCCATTTACAACGGCGATGTGTTCGCGCCTGTTGCTACCACAGGTATAATCCGTTCCATTACCTCGCGCAACTATCAGTATTTCTGTGACGGAGACAATGCCTTAAATCCATTAACTCATCTGACCGGCGACTCTCTTAAATGGAACGGCGCAACGACCGGCGGAGTTACGAACATCGGCATCTCCACAACCGATGTGACCACCAATAATGCCGGCGGCGGAACAACCGGAAATACTTTAGGCCCAAATACCGGAACCACGGCCACAGATCAAGCGGATTTTTCCAACGCGTGGACTCGCCCGTCTGGTATTTTTTCCAATAGCCCGGCGGCGGCTGCCTACTCAACAGTTTCTGAGACTATTACCTCGACCTTCAATGTTATACAAGGCGGTCAGGTTTACACCGTTTCCAATATAAAAGCCCTCTCAGATAATCTTCGGGCCATTACCTTTGGTTTTACTTCCGTTCCTAATCCAACCATCGCTGGGATTCAAGTTAGCTTAACTTACCAAGCCACATCCTTTGGAACTAACGCGAACTTAACCGCCGGGGCTACCCTCCTAGCTCAATTGGTTAAGAACGGCTCGGTGACCGGTGTAAGTCGCGGAGCAGGGCCCTTGATTCTGGATGGTAATTCCCACACTGTCAATGCAGGCAGCGCAACTGATATTTGGGGTGGTTCGTTTGCTCCTTCTGATATCCTTAGTTCGATGTTTGGTTTTCAGTTTCAAGCCAATGGACTCTTCAACCAAACCGGAACATTACCTACCGGAACATACAACCCCGGCGTGACGGTGAATGTTTCTTACGTAACCATCACTGTATATCTTGGGGGCACTTCCGGATCAGCAACAACGAGCGGAAACGGAGTAGGTATCTTAAATGGAGTTGCTGGGGGTGCAATCAATCTTACCCTTGGGCGAATCTACTACCTGACCGCGAACAACTCGCTAACCGGGCATTATAGCGATCTGAGTACCGCATCGGCTAGCACCGGGAGTTGTACCAATAGCGAATTCAACCTATTGCTGGCAACCTACAATGATCCGCAGGTAGACACCAAGTATGTGCTAGCTACACCGGATGGCGGGGACCCCAGCATCCTATACGAGGCCTCGGTTCTCGTTCCAGGTTTAACAATTGCTTCCTGGGCAATCAATGGCAGCAATCAAGTAACCTTTACAGGAACGTACACAGGCCCACAATATACTAATGGCGCGACCTTCGTGGTTGGCGGACTTAGTCATGGCAGTTATATGAACGGCCAGACCATGACCGTCACCGGATCATCGCCCACGACGGTTGTCGCTAGCTTCACCCACGGAGCAGATTCCGCAACAGAGATTGGAATTGCCGGAAACTATTCGTTCGCCATTCCAAACGGCGTCACGTATGTCATTGATAACACCACCGATCCTTTGCTGGTGTTAAACCAGCCCTTGTTATTCACAGACACCTCTGGCAATGAGTTTGGAGTAACCTTGAATAGTCCCCCGCCCGCCGGGAACCTTTTAATTAAACATCAGGGTCGCCTGTGGATGGCTGGAGTTCCAGGCGCGACCCACAGCGTGTTCTTCTCGAAGTCTGTGGTCGAGTTGACTCTGCCAAATGGTTTCATTGCCGGGAAGTACGAAGAAGCGTGGCCAGGCAGCAACTACTTTGATGTCTCCGACGGAGCTGAGTCCGTTTCTGGATTCCTATCTGATGGTACCACTTTGTATATTGGAACCCAGAATCATATCCGTCGCCTATTGGGCAACAGCCCCACGACCTTTCAAGAACCCCAGATCGTTCACCCAGAGGTAGGGCTAATCAACCAGGAGGTCTGGCAGCTTACCTTCATGCAAGGAGCCCCCTCTGGTTCAATCTGGATGACTCCGGACTTCCGAGTAATTCAAAGTGACTTCAACACTTATGTGGATATCGGTACGCCGGTTCAGGACATCCTCAATGCCCTTCAACCAACCGCACCGGTCCTGGCCCATGCGGCCTTCGTTGCCGACGGCGAATATGAACTTTATATCTTAGCTGTTCCGTATCATCAATCAACCTATTGTGATACAGAGTTGGTGTTCGATCTTCGCACACGACAGTGGTTTGTATGGCAGCCAGCCGGAGGAAGTCTCTCGCTACTATACAACGTAACTCAAGCCGCGATCCCGCAGTGGCTGTTCATTAATGGTACGGGAAATGCGATCAACATCTTCAGCTCGACGGCTACCACGGATGGTGGTACAACCATTCCAGTCTCTGCAACGACAACTTGGATGCACCTCGGCGAGGCCACTCGACGCAAGATGCTGAATGAAATTCAGGTCTATGGCAACACCGCCATGACCATGAGCGTGTACGGGTCGAACAATCTGGCGGACTTCACTAGCTCTCCGCGCCCGGTGGTTTACAACCGCGCCTTACAACAATCCCCATTCGGGACTTGGAACCTTTATTTGACTGGTGACCGCACTCGGTATCGCTACTATCAATTCACCTTCAACGCCAACAATGGCCGAATCCCTTTCCTTGGATCGTACGCCATCTCTGCAATCCCAATGGATGATCTCTGATGCCTAGGATCGGCGCTCTTACCCTGGAGCAAGTTAACCTACAGGTTGATAAGTTAGACATCTTGCACGCCCAGGTTCAGGCTCTACAAGCCAAGGCGAACTTCGCGGCTCAACAGGTAGTTATTGCTGATCCAATCCATGCGCCCCAGACGACCAACAATGTTGCCTTCACTTGGACTGGAAGTACCACCACTCTTAGCTGGCCCCAAGCTTTTGTCAAGGACAAGAACTGGAGTGCACAGACAACTATCCGACCGGTCATCAAGTCCTCAGCTCCTGGTCAGCAACATATCTGGACCATCCCTTCCGGGAGTCTCACCCTGAATGCCAGCACTTATTATTGGATGGGTTGGGACCCAGACGCCCAGAAGATGCGCGCCACCCCGGACGCCAGCAGCCTACACGGAGACTTAGACATCCTAATGCTATGCCAGATATTTACAGGAACAGCCGGGCAAACCGGAAGCGCCGGAGGAGGGGGCAGCACAGGGGGAGTGGACCTATCAGGGTCCCGATACAAGAACTTCTGATGACAGACGATCAATTCAAACTTCATGTGGTGGACGCGCTCGCACGGGTCGAGACAAAAGTTACCGATCTCGTGGGCAACGGGCAACCCGGCAGGGTTACCAACCTAGAGGCAGCCGTCAAGAAGCTCCAACGATTCTCTTGGATAATCACCGGCGCGGTCCTCGCCGTTTCTGCAATCATTCATTTCGTATTCAAATATTAAGGGGGAACATGCTAGAAAGAATCCGCCTCGCGACACCCGAGGAGATCAAAGAGATCGAACCAAACTCCAACCTGACTCCGATGAGTAAGGTCCTGGTTATGGGGGATATGAAGGCAGTGTGGCGCGTGGCTCACGAACTAGACCCGGTTCACTTCAACGGAGCCCCAGTTCAGAAGATGTACAAGTTCCTGTGGGGAATTGAGAACATCATGGCAGGCTCGGGGGTCTCTGAGTACTTTTTTCAAACCCCCGCCGATGATCCTCAATATCATCGCATCCTCGAAGAACTCGGGGCCCAGAAGCTTTCCAAGCAGCCAGACTATAGGTGGCGCATCAACCTCTAATGTCCACAACTACTAAAACGACCGGCTCCAATACCAGCAACCTGCAATTCAATCCAGCCGCTCAGGCGATGTATAATCAACTGATCGGCGGAGCTGGCGGGGTTCTGGGCGGCTATATGAATCAACCCTTCCAGGGTCCGTCCTACAACCTCGGAGCGGGACAAGCTCAGCGCGGGGCGCAGGGCGCTGGGCAGAATATCATGCAAGCCTTGAGTGGCAATCCTGGTCAAGCCGGCCAGGCTGGTCAGGGTTTCATGGGCGCTCAAAAGGCTGCTGGTGGCCGCGTCACCTCGAACATGAGTTCCCAAGCCAACCAGTCCAACATCATGCAGGCCTTCGGTCGGCAGATGGGCGCAATCGGCACAGGCATGAGCTTCAATCCCCAGCTTATTGGCAGCACCGGTTCGTTCTCACAAACCGGCAGCACCGGCGGCTTCGGGTCTTGGGGTATGCCACTTATCTCTGCAATCGGTGCCTCGGTGGCTGATTACTTCAAAGGGGGCGGTGGTGGTGGGGGCGGAGGGGGCGGTTAATGTCTACAACTAATAACACCACAGGCTCTAATCAAAGCTCGCTGACCTTCAATCCCCAAGCGCAGAGCCTCTACAACCAGTTTGTGGGGCAAGGCGGAGGGATTCTGTCTGGGTTCATGAACAGCCCGTTCAGCAACTCCTTCTATAACCAAGGCGCACAGATGACCCAGCAAGGTGCGGCTGCCGCTGGGGCTAACAACGTCGGGGCCAACAAACAGGCTGCGCTGACCGGCGGTTTAAACTCCAGTTGGCAAGGCGCGACTGGCGCTCAAACCGGGCGAGCCAACCAAGCCATGACCTCGCAGGGTAATATCAACAACGTTCTACAGGCTTTGCAACGTCAGATGGGGGCGGCCGGAACCGGCCTGTCCTTCTCGCCTCAGCTCATGGGTCAATCCGGAAGCTTCGCAAATACGTCCTCAATAGGTGGACTGGGAAGCTGGTTACCTCAAATGATTGCTAGCATGGCTGGTTCCCAAGCGATGTCCAGCATGAAAACCGCCCAGCCTCAAACAGGAACCTACACTGGTGGAAGTGTCAACGGCGTATCTGATCCAGCCTTGAACTCCCCCCAATACATGCCCGGTGGCGGGCCCACTATGCCTCCACCCTCACTGGCTGGTATGGGCTCTGGAGGTCTACAAGGTATGCTCGGTAGCAACGCCTCCTCGATGAACCCCTACTACGCCAGCATGTTCATGCCTCAATAATATGGCTGACAATCCGTTTCAATCCGCTCTTAATCCGCGCTCCCAAGGGGCTGGCCTCTGGGACCTCCGTATGATGTCCGCCGCCAACCGAATGGAAACCCCATTCGAGCGGGGGATGCGAGGACCTGGACACGGCGGGGTGTCGGGCAATCCGATGTTCTCTGCTATGGCAGGGATGGCCAACGAGCCCGACTATAGCCAATTCACCTACGACCCGGTCATGCGGCAGCGAGCCATCGCTGCCGGTGTGTCCCCATTGGAGGCCAATCAAGTCCAGCAGAACGTCCTGCTTCCTAACTCGGGGTTCTTTGGACGGCACCCAAATTTATCTCGTGCTCTGGAAGGCGGGCTATTTGCTGCCGCCGCAACTCCAAGTAGCGGGGGAGTAGCCTCGGCGGGCGAGAACATCTCTCACGCAATCGAGGGAATGATTGGCGGGGAGCGGATGCGGCAGGGCCTCTATCGCCAGCAATTCGCTCGGCCCTTCGAGGCGGCTGGTGCGCTCGAACAACTCACCGACATGAAGCAGCGACGTGATCTTCAAGCCATGGAGATCGAACACATGCGGGCGGAGAACCAAAAACTCGGCCGCCCAGATCATGATATGCGCCCGATGGGTAATGCCGGGCCGCAAGACAAGTTCATCCCGATCATCAACAACACGACCGGGCAGATGGAGAACCAACCCAATCCCAACTATGATCCTGCCTTGGTTCAACAGATGCATCGGCAAGCCGGAGCTGGGACGGACTTTGATCGCTGGGTTGATATGAGGAACTCGGAGCGTAAGCAAGCAGGCAAGGCTCCCCTAAACTCCTCTGAGATCATCCAAGCTCGTGGTCAGTGGGGAGCCGCAGCCGCCGGACCTAGCCAAGCGGCCCGCAATCAAGTTAATGCACCTAAAATAGCCGCCGCCGGGCGAGAGAAATTCGTAAAAGACAATCAAGAAAAGCCCGGAGCGATTTGGGCCTTAGCGGATATCCATCCAGGGGACAATAACATCGGAGATAAATTAGGGAAATATTATGACACCAATATTGCCCCGTATGCCAATGCTCCCGAAGGCGGCGGTGGGCTCCAACCCGGCGCAGTCCAAGATGGCTACGTCTATCAAGGAGGCGATCCGGCCAATCAAGGTAGCTGGAAGAAACAATGAGCGGACCCTGGGAACAATATCAAAAACCAACGGGGCCTTGGGATAAATACAAGGCCCCTGTTAGTTCTACGTCTGCTCCGCCCGTCAATCGCGGTCCGGCTTACGATGACCCGACCAAGTCCGCTTGGGCGACAGCGGGCAGCTTCGTCCCGGAAATGGCTACTCCTGCTCTGCGAATTGCAAATAAAGTTGCCCAAGTGCCCGTTCAAATGGGGGAATATGTTGGTGGTGCTTTAGGAACCATCACTGAGGCAATGACTGGCGGCGCGATTCAGCTTCTTCACCCAGAGCTTCAAACTACTCGACAACTCGAAACCGCCCATCCGATCCTCATGGGCGGGAGTCAAGCGATCGGAGAAGTGGCGGGAGACCTCGCCGGTAATCCAACCAATTGGCCTCTAATGGGTTCCGGGTCTGCCCGACCGCTTCTTCGTAAACTAATTACTCGCGGCTTTACCGCGTCCATGGCAAAGGGCACCTACGATTCGGTCCAGGAACTTTACAACAACTGGGACAAAATGTCTCCGAAAGATCGCGCGGAGCTCGGGACAAAGGCCGGTATTTCAGCAGCCATGACTGCCATAACCGCGAAGCATTGGCACGAAGCTCCAGCTCCAGAAAATATCCCGATCGCCGCAAGTGGAAAAACCGAGTCGGAAATCAAAGCCCAGGTTTCTACCTCCTCGCCTAGAACGGGGTTAGACAGCAAGCCCGAGTTAACCTACGATCAGATCAAAGCCCGGATCGCAGAGATCGAGGCGCGCACAGCAAAGCCAAAGGCTGCACCTGAACCTGCCAAGGTTACTCCCGCCGTCGAAGAGGCAGTCGCTTCCAACAAACGCATCGCTACATATATTGCTAAGACCGATGCGGTTCGCGCAGAAATCAAAGCCAAAGCCCAAGCTCCCGAAGCCACCCCGGTCGAAGCCGCAAAGCCTGAACCTCCCAAGGCCCCCACTCCTGAACAGGAGCTAGCCTCCCTTCGCGCCCAGCGTGCTCAAGAATTAACTGACCTCAAGGCCATGGTCGCCGAACGTCGCGCCCAAAACCCCGAGGTTGCAAAAGCTTTTGATACTCTGATTAATAAACCTGCTCCTCCAGAAGGAGCCACTCGTCTTGAAGTCAAGCAAGCGGAGATGAAGGCCAAGAATGATGTAATCAATTCTAAACAGGCCGAGGCCGAGCAGTTCATCCGCGAGCACCGCAGGCAGCAAGCTACCGAGGCAACTCGCCTCCAACAGGAGAACGATGCCCTCCGCAAAGCGTCCAGCAGTCCCGAAGTGGGGGGAGTACCAGCGACCCCCGAGGCCGCCAAGCCCGCAGCAGAACCCGTACCGCCCGCCAAAGAAGCCTCGCGATCAGGAGAACCCGTTCGTCCCGCCGCGCAGCCCGAGGTAGGAAGCGAACCCCGTTCTTTGCGAGGAGATTTGGGAGAACGCCCGCCTGCCGCCACCAAGCCCGCTCCTCGCGACTTCGCGAAGGAGATGGAAGTATTCAAGCAGCGAGTTGACAAGTGGCAAGAAGATCATCCGGGTGTGGCTAAGAACCAAGCTCAACAGATTGTTGCGGAGCAGATGCGGAAGGAGCGTGGAGCGCTGGGCGGTAGCCCGGATGATCCCCAGGCTCGTCGCGAAGCGAAGATCAACGAGTGGTTGAACCAGTTGAAGGATGAGAAGACGCCTCCGTCGGTGCTGGACAATGCTTATAAGATGCTTGGGGCTTATGGCCTGAGTCATGATGACATTATTCAGAGGATGGCGGGTGGTGCAGACTTCGCGAAGTCCCCAATCGAGGAGCGCCTCGGCCCCAATCCCGAGCTAGACAAGAAGGCCGACTCGATGATCGGCGGGTTGATGAACACCGTGGATCGGACCATGGCCAAATACCCCGGAGCCGGGGTTGCCGGGGATGTTGAGAAGAATGAAATTCGCAACACCAGCAAAACCACGGAAGAATACATGGCTCGTATTCAAGCATTGGAAGAAGGGCGAGCCAAAGGAAACCCCTCGATTTCTGGGGTCAAGGACCCCGCGCAGGAGGAGCTTGATCGGATGTTCAAGCTCCGGGACGACCGTATTCGTGACAAGGAACGCGGCTCCTTGTCCTTCAAGCGTCTAACCGACGAGGAGCGCAAATCTGCGAATCCACTTCGGAGACTGGCGGATGCCCTTGATCGAGTCGCAGGTTTCATTGAGCATGGAAACATGTCGCCCGAGGAAGCCGCCCGTGAGCAGCAAGCCCGCAATATTATCCGTGGAGCTGCCGCCGAGAAAGCGCGTAGTCATCTGGAAGTAATGGAAGCCCTTAAAGGAGCCATCGAGCGTCATGACTCGCCCACGAATGAGCGAGAGAATTTCATCCAGTTCATGGACGCCGGAGAAGGCAAGGAGGGGGCGAAGTTCCTGCGCCCCGAGGACCAGGCTCTCGCGAATGTCCTGCATGAGATGTTCGACGAGAAGTGGGAGAAGGTCAAGGAAGTTAAGGGCCTCGAAGGAGATGGGATCGAGAACTACCTAGCCCATATCTGGGAGAAGTCCGGTAAGGCCGGGCAGCTCCTGCAAGGCATTTTGACTGGCCGCAAGCCCTTGGAGGGCTCCGCCCGATTCCTCAAGAATCGTTTCTATCAGTACGCCTCGTCGGGTGTGGAGCACGGACTCAACCCGGTGACTTGGAATCCCATTCGCCTCCAACTCGCAGCCCTATTTGACACCGATCGCTTCCTGATGGCCCATGATATCAAGGACCAGTTCAAGGACGCCGGGCTCGTCCAATGGAAGAAACTCTCTGAGTATAAGGATGTTCCTCCGGGTTGGCAGCGCCTCGACGACAAGATATTCCAGCCGAAGATCGTGGGTGATGGGGCCCTCAAGGAATATGGAACATATTATGCTCCCGCCGAGGTAGCCAAGATATTCAATCGCTACCTCTCTCCCGGCCTCGGGGGCAACCCGGTGTTCCGGAACTTCCGGAACTATGGCAACACCTTGAACATGATTAACCTGGGCATCTCAGGTTATCACGGGACGATGATTAGCCTCGTCTCCGCGACATCTGACCTGGCCCTCGGTCTCCAGAAGGTTATGAACTACGGGGACATTGGCGGGGTAAAGGACATGCTGCGAGGCACGATTGGGACCTTTATGCTCCGCTCTGCTGCGCGTGACTACAACCTTGGTCGTAGCATTCAAGGCGAGGCCCTCGATCCGACTGGCAACCCCGAGCTTCAAAAGTACGTTGATGCGATCACCAAAGGCGGAGGCCGCTTCAAGCAAGACCCATTTTATTCCAATATGATGGCCGAGCGCAAGGGCTTTGTCAACTGGCTTCGCCTCGCCCCGCAAGGTAAGTTCATGCAGATGGCCCAGAATGGAGTCCGGGCCCTGTCTGGTCCAATCATGGAGAAGTTCGTGCCCCGCGTTAAGCTGGGTGCCGCCGCGCGCATGATGGAGACCAAGCTCGCCGATCTCCAGAAGAACGGTATCACCGATGAGAACACGGTCGCCACAGAGATGGGGAAGATTTGGGATTCAATCGACAACCGGGCCGGGCAGATGGTCTATGACAATCTGTTCTGGAACAATGCCGCCAAGGACCTCGCGTTCACGGCCGTGCGAGCGGTTGGGTGGGACCTCGGCTCCGTTCGAGAATATGGTGGTGGTGTAGCCATTGATCTGCCCCGTCAACTTGCCAAGGGCCTTCGCGGTGAGCGTCCTGAATTGACCTCCCGCCTCGCCTTCACTATCGCCACGCCAATCACCGTCGGCCTCGTCGGTGGAATGCTCCATTACTACATGACCGGCAAGGCTCCCACCAAGACCGAGGACTACTTCTTTCCTGGCCCCGATGGCAACAAGGTGTCCTTTCCAAGCTACATGAAGGATTACTTCTCCTTCAAGGACCACCCAATGAAAACGGTGGTCAACAAGTTGCATCCAACTTGGGGCCAGCTTTCGGACCTTTACAGCAATGCGGACTTCTATGGAACGGAGATATACCACCCCGGTGACCCCAACCTTAAAAAGGGCTGGGATATCATGAAGTGGTATGGTAAGAGCTTCGTGCCTCTGAGCTTCAAGGGAATTGAGACCAGGATCGAGCGCGGGGAGCCGGTTAGTTCTGCCACGTCTGGCTTCGCGGGCTTCATGCCTGCGCCCTCCTCGGTTGGCCAGACAGACGCCGAGAAACTTGCCTTTGAGTTGTCCACTCGCGAATGGAAAAAAGGTCCCCGAACCTCGGCAGATGCCGAACGTTACCAGCTCGTCCAGAAGTTCCAGCGCCAAGTTGGGGCTGGCCAGAAGATCGACATGCAAGAGCTAACTCGCGCCTGGCAAGACAAGAAGATTCAAGACACGGACATTGCGAAGATATACTCAAGTTACAACGTCCCTAAGCTCCAGCGGGAGTTCAAGGAGTTATCGTTGCCTGATGCCTTAGCTGTGATGCGCGAAGCGAAGCCCGAGGAGCGCGTCCAGCTCAAACCCCTCCTGCTCCAGAAATATGGCCAACTGGAGAGATATCCACTAGACCAACAGCAGGCCTACGACCGGGAGGTTCGTGCATATTTTAAGTAATATCTTGGCTCCGCCAGGTATCTAAACTAGTATAAGGAGCCTACGATGTTCCTTTGAACCAGGGCCAATTGAGCTAGCGTTGGCCCTCTTCCTTTTTATGATCGAGATACCAAAAGACCCCTCATTCAAAGACCTGCAAGTCCTCTGGGAATCGCAGTTCTGGTACAAAGCTCCCGCGACCTGGCGATTCTATGCTCAATCCTATGAACGCTGGATCAAACGGTTCGGAGCAGACCGGAAGCCCCGCGATGTCTTTCGCTCAGATGTTCTAGAATACAAAGCCTGGCTTCGCTCTCTGGGCAAGAGCGAGCAATATATAGAGAACGAGATGGAGCGAGGCAGACGGTTTTATCGTTACCTTGACTCGCGGGAGCTGGTCGAGAAGGATTGGAATCCGTTTAAGTTCTAGTACGATTGGCGTCTCCTAGAAACACGAAAGCCTCCAGAGATTCTGGAGGCTTTTTTGTGTCGCGACTAACTACTTCGTTTCCATCTCTTTTTGCAGGAGGGCCAGGGCTCGCCAGGCCATCTTGGCACTGTGCGGGACTCCGTCCTCATCTAACGTCCCTCTTTGCATGAAGTGCCGAAGCATTGCGTCCGCCTCGTCCGTTGACTTGGTTCGGTCCCAATGCAGGGGCGTTCCGGGATTATGTTGTTGATTGCCGATGAAGCTAACTTTTGCCACCGCCAGTAGGGCATCTGGAAAATAATCCAGCACCCCTGTAGCCACCGGCATCGTCTTACGTTCTGTACCACTCGGCATGATAGTCATGTATTAGACCGTGCAGCTCCTCTAACCAATCCATGTAGCCAAGCCAGGGCCCGCCCATTCTATGATCCCCGGCTTTTATCTCATCCTCACAACGGTGAATCTCCTTGACGGCTTGAGCGATCAGTTCAACCCTTGTACGTTTTGCCGCCATAGGAGAACTCGCCGTCAATCACCACCACCGGATAAAGGTTGAACATCCCCTTCTCCCTTAACTCGACAATCGTGAAGCCCGTTAACCAAGCCGTAGGTCGATTCCTCAAATAGGCTGGATTCGTAGCCCCAACAATAGGCGCGATCCAAGCCATATACTTCTTCTTGACTTCTACTGGCGAGATTTTAGCAATGCTCTGAGGCGCATGAGTATGCCCGGCGAGTACATTCCCTCCATAGATTTCAAGCGCTTTTTTAGCCGGGTAGGCTCCCGCCTGGTTGCCAATTCCTGTGAGAATCTCTCCGTGAATAACATTAAGCTCCCCGAGCTTGTACGCATGGCCGAGCGGTACAACTTTCCATCCTCGTTGCTCCAATTTGAGGGTGTCTTGTCTCTCAATGATCCCCTCTAATTCTGGTTGTTCTTCGATGAGGTCGTGTTCGAATCTATCATGATTCCCAATGATCCACACCCGTTCAGCGTTCTTAAGGCTCTGTTCAAGAGGTTCAAGTATCTCGCGTGTGAATCCGGTAGTGTTCCGTTGGTACGAAGCTCGCTCACGATAAAAAGGTTTTCCTTTTGTATGGTGAGAAATTTCTTCGTTATTGAATTGATCTCCTCCGAAGATAAAACCCGCTGGTTTGACATCTTTAATGAACTCCATCATGGCCGACCAGGTCGGCTTCGAATATTCGGGGTAGTGCAAATCGTGAGCAATCACGTAGGTTTTTAATTTCATTAGGCCATCGGTTTCCGGAAGAGATTATCTTCCAATATGATTTCCCTGTCTCGCACTAGATCAGCTAGGACGCGGTCAACGTCCGCGCTGCCCATATAGTTCCGCATGGCTCTTCGAACTTCAGTCGCACTCAATGCCATGTTCCCCAGGACTTCCATGATCTTCGTAACCTTCTTGCCCTCTGGACTCAAGGGCACTACCACTTGAGCAAGCTTATCGACAGAATAAGTGTAAAGGCAAATTCCAGCGCGCACATCAGAAGCATGAATGCTATCTCGCCCACAGGAGATAGCGATAAGTAAGCTAAGACGAAGAACGTGAGCACCGGCGCGGGCAGCAAAAGGAGCCAAGGCACCGCTTTCTGGAAGAACCGTGTTATACCACTGAGTGTACTCATCTGAGGCCTCGTAGTCTGCGAAATCAATCAACCCCTCATTAATCCGCACTAGCCGGACAAAATCGTAGATCACCTTCTCCCGCTCGGTCGCCAGTTCGCTCCGCTGCTGGTCGTTCATCATCCGACGAGGATCGGCTATACGTTGATATTTGTAATCTTCCTTGACTATCAAAAACCTGGGTAAGAAGCCACCCTCGCCAGCCGTGCTCGGGAGCATGTCCTGCAACCACTGTTTCGTTGATCCGCCCATCACGCAACACTCGGGGCGTTGAATTACCATGTTCCCACCAGATTTGGTACGTACCCGAGCGGGGGCCAGGTCCAATAAGTCTGTAAAGTAGGGAATCATCCCCTCGTTGTACTTCTCCTTGCTGAAAAGGTTCGCTAGCTCGGATGCCAGGATAATACTCTTTGGACAAACCACTAAGTCCTGGTGAATTGCTTCCTTCGTACTTTTGCCCGTCAAGAGGTTCGGCTTGATCTCGTCGGGCAAGGGGCTGATTAGATGATTCACTGCAATGTCCCGCATCGCCGTAGACTTCCCAATGCCCGAAGGTCCGATCAGAAGCAAATTTAGCAACGGATAAACCTTGTGAACATCCAAGGAAAAATAAATTCGGCGACCCAGCGCTGCGCCCAAGCAGGCCATCCCGGAGAACAATATGTAACTCCTCGGGGACTCCGCCAGGGGCCACGCTTTCAACCAGCTTGTAAACCAGCTTTCTTTCGGCAGGCATTCAATCACGTCTCCTGGCATCTACACACCCTTTGTGCATCCGGTTGTCAAATATGTCCGTCACTCCCCCTCCGGGTCGCACGGCCTTCCCGCATACGGAACAGTTCTTAGTTGATCGGCGAGAACGAGTCTTGCTCTTGCTTCGGTCCAAATTTCTCATAAACCTGTTTCCGCTCCGCGAGGAATCGCTCGCGCTGTTCGTCGAGGGACTCTAACTCCTGTACCCGAAAAGTCTCGACGACGTGTTTGATTCCTTCCTGCCCGGCTATAGGTCGTCTCACGTCAACGGTTCCTTCTTCAGGAAGGAATGACAGAATAAAAATTGCCTCGCCCGTAGTCCGAATAAATGCTACATCATTCTCTTTAATTGTCATTGTACTGGTTTAGATACCTCATCCTTGGTAGATATTACATTGCTGTCTAACCCCGTTCTAGGCGAGGAGGATGCCGGTTTCCCCCTTATAATACACCCCCGCTCCACACAATCATGGTGTGCCCAAGTCTCGTGGAGATCAGGGCCACCAGTCAACAAGCGCCAGAGTTTCTTGAACATTTATTGCTCCCTTGGAAATTTGATGCAGTGTTTCCCGCCGGATTCGTCTGTGAGCAACACTCGCGTCTTCTCTGCGCAGGTCCAGTGTTTACGATCTTCGTACTTATCGCACTGATTTCCATCCCACTGCAAAGTAGAATATTGTACGCATATCTTGTCTACGCGGTCGTTAATTGCGGGAACGTCCATCGGCTCCGGCTTCGACGGACAAGGAAACAGCACAATACTGCCGTCATTACCCGCCCTGGAGCAATCCAGAAATCTAGGCGCTGTCCCCGGCAAGCATTTACAGAAATCAGCATGACATTCAACCGGCTTTGAACAATCAACGCTTATTGACTGCCCGCAGCACACTCCAGCGCACCCGAGCAACAGGATGGAAAGTAGAAGTTTCATTTTTTGTCTCCGAAATTCTTGCACGTCACGTCCTGCGGATTCGTCATGCAGGTAACGACGTGCTGATCTTCTGCGGTGAATGGGATCTTTTTGCCGTGGCCGTCCGTCCGGTCAAAACAGACTTCCGTGTTGCCGTTGTTGGCGAAAGCTAGATCGCAGTGCATATCCCATGCAGCGGTATCTATGGTGAATTCTGGTTTACATCCCATTGGATCATTGCAGACCAAAGCACCGCTAGCATCAATCGTCGGCTTTCCCGGTGGCTTCGGAGATGCAGGCTTCGCGCACCCGAGCAACCCGAGACACAGCAGCAGCGATGCAATTCTCATTTCTTCCTCAATTCTTGGTGAATCGCCCACAAAGCACCGTTGATTACAACGAGCATTATGAGTATCCCCCCGCTTATAACAGCAATCATAGAGAGATCGAAGTCGGTGGTTTCGCTGACGAGACACAGCAGCAGCAGAGCAGATTTCATAGATAAATGCTCCCAAGGGCCACGAGGATGCCCGCAATATAACTAGTCAGGTCGATCAGACCGCCATTGAAGAACGGATCACCTTCGTAACGAGGATCATACCAGGCCTCGATCACCGTGGCGATCCCCGCCCAAATCAGACCGGCAACCAGCCCGTGTCCCCAGTGATACTGGACCGTCAAGACCACTGAATATCCAATCAGGAAATGCACGGCTTGCGCCCACACGCTCGGATCGTCTTTGATCTTCGCGAGGCGGGTTAATTGGGTGTTGATCCAGGCTTTTAGGTTATCGCTCATTCACATTCTCCCCAAGATGGCCCATACTTCATTTCAATTGGCAATGTCATTCCTCTTAGCTCCGGCCACGGCTGAGTAGCAACCTTCTTCACTATCTCCATGACTTCTTTAACTTGGTTGCGCGGACTTTCCCCAACCAAGGAGTCGTGCACACAAATAAGTATATTAGATGGTTTGGGAAGAGGGTGATAAACACCAACGACCTTTTTAACAAGTTCCTCTGGCCAACCAATCCTCTGGTACAGCAAGGCGATCATTACTCGATATAAAACATCTGCTCCAGTCGCCTGTGGGGGGAAGCTAAGAGGCTTAGTGTAAGTGTCAGAGGTCCAGTACCACTGCTTGCGACCAAAGGGATTGGTTAGGACTCCATTACGAGAAGCTTCTTCGGCAAGTTTTTGCTGCCAACCAATAGTGGGCTTTATCTCGGCCTTCCAAGCATCAAAGAGTTCATAACACTCCTTTAGCTCAATGCCATACATTTTGCTGGCCTTTTTTGGACCTAAACCACGATCTACCCCATGGACTACATGCTTTGCTTTCGAGTAAACACTATCTGGATCACTTGATTTTTCTATCTGCGCGTAGGGTATACCAGAAATTTTACTTGCTAAATACTTATGTTCCGAGAATCCGGGAACCTCCAGCCGTTTCGTCCGCTCTTTATCCCCCGCAAAGTAAGACTGAAGTCTGTTTTCAATTCCGCTAAAATCCATCTCCCAGATAACCCAATCGGCATGGTGTGGGACATAGATATGCCGGATAGAGCCTGGAATATTTTGAAGATTAGGATTGCTACTGGAAAGTCGCCCAGTACAAGTGCCGTGTACGTTGAAAGACGGATGGACGATTGTAACCGGCTGCTTGCCCTCTTCTATTTTCAAAAAGGTAGAAAGCAGTTCATCCATTTTATTTAAGGTACGTAATGCTTTTACAGCCACGTTTCCAGTTTTGGAATAGATACGCTCCAAGGCTGCGTGTCCCGTAGTAATATGCCCCTTCTTGGCATCTACTATTGGTGCCAATCCAAGCTGTCCAGGTCCATCTCCATAGAGCCAGGCTTGCTTGGCAGCGGGACTGCGCCATGGAATCGTACGCTCTTTATCTGGAACGTGGATGTACTTAACAGGTTTTCCGGACTTTCCGAGAGTTCCTGGAGGCGCTGGTACCCGGCGCTTGATGTCAATATCGTGACTTCGTAGAGATTCTGGTAGTTGGAGTTCAAGCTGGGCAGATTCCTTCAGGAGACGGTCTCGGACTTCACCGATTCGATTGGGATTGACTTTGAATCCAGTGGTGTGTAGAAGGTGACAGATTCGGGCAAGGGGGACTTGGACCAAGGTATATAAATCACGTAACCCTTCCCGTTCAACCAAGGGCAGGAGCTGTTGATAACACATGTAAGTAACATCCGTGTCCCTACAACAGTATAGCTCCCATCCTTCACTTTTGTCATCCTTCCAAGCAGGCTTACTTACGAACTGACTTCCGACAAACTCCAAGTCATGAGGTAAGTCCGGGCACACGAGGTGCTGGAGCAGCATAGTGTCCCAAACTTGGCACCGATCTTCATTGATTTTAACATCAATGTCCCGCAGTTTGGGCAAATCAAATTGCAGACAATTATGCCCGATGACCGCAGTTGCGTTTCGGAAGATTCGCTTAACCTCCGAGGCATACTCTCCTCGGATGGGCACGCACATCGCTCGGGTAGCCTCAGCACACAGGCCGACCATCTCGGCGGGGGCAGATTCGCCCATAGTTTTGTAGCGAGGACATTCTATGTCAAATGCGAAGACGGTTGCAGTAAAATTGCGGACATCTTCTATGTTCGGAAAGGGAAGGTAATGTTCTTCTGGTTCAATTAAAGACTTAGTTAAATCATTAGCCGCCACAGGAAGCATTGTTTGCTCCCGCATAAGCGCGCTGGGATGAATTATTGAAATCGCTTTGAACTTCAATGCACGCCCCGAGCATTTAATTCTTTCATTTGTTGTCGAAAACCTTCCCGTAATTGTAATTCATTTACCGAGAGTTGAATCGGGCCAATCCAGCGGAAAGGGGCCATATGTTCACGGAATTGTATGGCCAGCAGTGCTTGTTCTCTTTTGATTCGAAGATAAGGCAATAATACCTTTGCCATATCTTGAACGTTCTCTCCGTAAATTTTCCATTCCCAAACATTTTTGGCCGGAGGTTTACGATTGCGAGGTTTTGCTGTACCCCCAAATATTTCCTCAAACTTTTGAATAGCTTCATAACGAGTCATAAGAAGACTCGCTACAAGGCCATAATACGGAGAGACACGCCCGCGTTTGCACTGAGCAGTGGCTTTTCCAATATGAATACAACCTTCACCGTCAAATAACCCGGCGCAATAAGCAAGATCAGTCTCGGACACGTTGTTCAATTTCATTGGTGTCAATTGTTATCGGCGATCCTCTCCATTTAGTAATTCCAAACTTCCCACCGATCCAATGTAAAGCATGATTGCCTATTAAATCAATTCGAGTCCAATTCCGAGATTTAACCAAAGGCAATACATGGTTGCGGATGCACTGCTTAATGGCAAGTTCTCCGTCTACTTTCGTGATGTAGGACCTTGCTTCCGAACTTGAAGGAAAAAGGTTATCAGGAGGACGACAGCTAAGGCAATTAGTGATCGTGAGCCCATCGCGGGGAATTCCTGCCGATCTAAGGAGATTGTTGAAGACTCGTCCGGAGCCGCCCACAAGAGGCTGCCCCTCGACAGCCTCCTGCTCACCAGGAGCTTCCGCAATTACTAGACGAACTAAATCCCTGGCGGGATTGGGAAGCTGCGGCTCAACGAAGCGATTGTTGGGGAACAACCGCTGCATTGGGCATCCGTCGCACTTCCTATTTTCTGAGACGTTCAGTTACTTCGAGCCTCGGGTGACCGGCGCTTTAGGATGCTTGCTGTTGTAGATTGCCGCGGTCTTGCTCTTGGCTTTCTGATCGCTCATCCCCTCGGACTTGAACTTGTCTCGCATTGCTGTGTACTGCTTGGGCATGATCTTTCTCCCTCCACTTTGTAATTCGACTTACCAAGTAACCAAGATGATATGCGACCAATTCCTCTTCCGCGCTCGCGCCAGAGAACTTGAGCAGAGCCACGATAGCATGATACGCCTCGTGCGCAACCGTTTCAGCGTCTGGGGTGTGATTAAATACGCAGGTACAACCAGAAGAGTTTATCGCGGTGTAAGCTTCTTCACTGCCATCATCTGATGGCAGGACGTGCTTCGCTCTCTTTGCTTCCTTATGAATATCATCACAAAAAACGATTTTAACGGGATAGTTCCCGAAGACCGGAAATCGAAGTTTATGACGAAAGGTTTTCATCTGGAAGAAAAGGCAGGGCCAGTTTCGACCCTGCCTTGCGCACTTTTGCCTAAAGAACTATGCCGCTGGCTTTACTGACATGGTTTGAAGATTACTCCTCTTCACGCCCGTCTTGTCATCCTTGTTGACGATCTTCGAAGAGAACAGACTGCCGGAGATACGGTTGAGGACCGCCGGGCCATCCTCCCCCTCTTCAACATCGTTACCAGTCGCCACAACGAGGCGCTTCAGAGCGGGAGCCGCCCAGTTATATTCATCAGGATTCGGATAGCTGAAGCTAACTCGCTTCCCCTTGAATTCACCATCTGAGACGATCGTCGCCGAAGCGAAGATTCCCCCAAACTCGTTGTACTTCGCGCCTGGATTTAACTGGAAGGTATAAACGCCATCTGCGACTAGGTTTAGATCACTGGGGTTGATTTTAGAAAGGTCTATGTTTGTCCAGCCCATGAATTAAGTGTTCCTCTTTTGATTGAATTTGCAGCAAGCCCTGCTGCACTGGTTTAGATACCGACTAGCGTCAGTATATTACAAAAATTTTTGCCCGGATAGGTTATTGGGCTTGTTGGAGAGGAACTCCTCGCGCCTGTTGTCAACGGGGTGGAGACAGAGCAGGTCTTTGTAAATTCCCTCCGCATCCTTTTTCTTGCGATGCCTATCCGGGCAAACTTGTTGAAGCAATAGCATATTGACTTAAATAATCAATTGCCATGTTCAAATTCGTAAAATTGTCTTTAAACATCCCGAGTCCTGAATTACAATTCGAGCATAACAACCCTCGAATACATTTTCCACAAGACTTTTCTCCGGGACAACAACTATGATCGTGATCGACTTTCAAGAACTTTCCGGGGGCTGGAGGCAAATAACACACCGCGCATACACCGTACTGCTTTTCCAGAAGAAAATTGTATCCATCAACGGTCAAATGATACATTCGCTTCAGATAACTTGCGCGATGTCCGCCAATGGCCTGATAATGTTTCTGATATGCAATAACTTTATTGGGATTTGCTTCAGCCCATACCTTTGTTCGTGCATAAATTTCTGTTCGATGTCGCTCGAAATAACGCCGATCTGTAGCTTTCTTGGCTTCACTCCGCATAGGCAGCACTTATTTTTGTAAGTAAAGCCGGAAAGGTTCCTTGCCCGGTTGCAAAGTCAACGATCTCTTCCGCATCAAGAACCTGTTTTCCTTTCACATGCGCACGACATTTGGCAATAACTCCAGGCACAGGCGCACATTGAAAGTAACGTTGAAGATAGCGAGACTTTGCATCGGCGGGATTCTTCAATAAAGAACGGACGCGCAACCGTAAAACGAAATCGAAGAGACTAGGCGCAGCTAAAAACAACTGTCCTGCGAGATCGGGGCCAACTAGGGATTCAGTCCCAGGTGCATCGTTATCTGATGGTCTATCAAATTTCTCGTGGGCCATGACCAGTATGTGCTTATCAGGATTGGCATTTATCAAAACGACCAGCGTCTTTCGTACAATCTCCATCATGACCATGTAGTCTCGTTTTTCCGCAACACCATATTTACTACGAGACTCCATACCACTCATGGGGATAGCGAGCGCGGCATCCTTGACTAATGTTTTTGCCATGGTAGACAAATTGTCGAGAACAAGGATTTTCTTAGTCGGGAAGACTTCCCCTTTGACAAACTTTTCTAAGTCGGAAAGATTGGCTGGCTCGATATACTCAAACGGACGTTCACAAATTGGCAGAAGCCCAGAGCCGGTGCCTAAATCACAAGCTGCGATTCCAGTGTCTTCAGGCGGGCAGGAACCAACCCAAGACGTTTTACCAACGCCGGGCATCGAGTACACAAGGCCGACGAACCTAAACTGTTTGGGATCAACTAATTGGCGGGTGTTCTTGACTACAATGCTCAGGAGATTTCCTCTTTGTTTTCAACGGGATAGCAGTCGATATTCAGAATCTCGCTATCCGTCTCGGTGCCCTCTTCGCCGTCGTTGAGCCAATCCTCAGCTACCTGCTCGGCTTCCTCGGGGCTATTAACATCTTCAACTACATATTGTCGAGTTATAACCTCTTCGATCTCGACTATGTAGTTATGCTTCACTTCCTGTTCTTCACTCATTTAGACCCCCATTAGCTCTAGGATATTACAAAGAAAAATCACTCAACTCCATCTAAATGTTTAATCGCTAACTCGTTGAGGCAGTAGAACTTACAGCCCCTAACTTCGGCTTGCCAATCCCGATGATAATGTCCGAAGAACCAATGTTTTGGCTGATGGGCGTCAAACATCCGTCGGAGGAGATCGGCGGTCGTGCTTTGAGTCGAACCCCACTTTTCCGGGCGAAAGCCACCATCCCGGAGAAGCATCTCCCCGATTTTTGAGGGGGCGTCATGTGAAGCGACAATTCGCGGCTTAGCCTCGATATAAGCTTCTAAAGCAGCCTCACGTTGATCGTGGTTCAGTTGTTCATTAAACCACCATGATACACCAGGTTGTCGCCATTGCCAGTCAATCGAATAAGCTCCGCCAATCACAAAAACAGAGTTCCACTTCCCGAACTCCCCTGCATAATTGTTATGGATTCGGCACAAATCCGGCGAGTCATGGTTCCCGCGAATGAAGCCGAACAACGGTTTTTGGTTAGGAAGAAATACGCCTTGAAAACCAAGTCCCATATCCCCTAGTTGGAGAACGAAATCCGACTCATTACAACGCCGCTCTAAGAGCGGAAGCAAAATATCAATTTTTCCGTGGCAATCCCCAATAAATGTGTACTTCATAGTTTTTTGAACTCTTTTTCGATTTGCTGCGCCCGGCGATAGAGATCGAGGGCGCCAAGAAACCCTTTCTTATCAAGGCGATAGGTGGAACGAGGGAAGTAGTGGGGCTCAACCGAGCCGTCCTCCGCGATCCGAACTAGATAACGACCTTCGATGGGCTGATCTGGGTGTTCCTCTTCCCATGCGAGCTGATATGCGGCGGTTTGGAGGCGGAATTCAGGGTAGATGGACTTCGAGGTTTTCCAGTCTAGGAGAACTAAAGAATCTTCTTGTCGTGCAAGTGCGTCCAGAGTCCCTGAATAGCGATGTCGGCGCGAGTAGACGCGACGTTCGATTCCGTCGATCCTAAAGGCGCGAAGAAACTCCTGTAAAGGTGCAAGGCTTCGTAGTCCTTCTTCACCTGTTCCTTTAAGTACCGATTCAATGCTTCGATGCGTCTCAGTGCCCCGAGCGGCGGCTTCGGACTTGAGGACACTACTAGCCTTACGTGCAGCTCCCCATACAGCTTCGAGATAAGTTTCGGCATATTCCGTTCCCGGAGCAACCGCTCCCTTGCAAACATCCAATGTCGCATTTACGGCCCACGGGATCAGCGCAGGCTTGTTGAGAATCCCGATGACCGCAGTCACGCTCGGGACCTTATACTTCCGGCCTTTAGATATTACTCGGTATTGATGGCGGGCAGGATCGAATTCTAATATGATCTCGCCGACATACAGCTCAGTTCGCTCGATCACCAAGCTCCGTGGTCAAAGGCCTTGAACAACACCTCAATCAACCAAATGAGAACCGCCCCCACGAGAATTCCACAGACAAATCCAGCCATGAAGATCATCGTGGTGTTCCATATCCCCCGGCCATTTGGCCGAAGCTCGTCAAACAAACATGCGTGGACTCGGTTACCCCGCAATCCGGACAGGGTTTCGAACCCCGTTCTTTGCGAGGAGATAATTCAAGTTCTAATCGCGCGGAATTCTGTAAAGCTAATCGTTTTTCAGGCGTATCTGCGTCATGCACCGAGAGATTGGAAAAATCTCCTTCTGCTACGTTTTGCAGCACTGCTCGTCGTCCGGCTTCATATTCCCATTGGCTCATACTTCCTCCCTATCCGGGCCACCATAATTCCAGTCGCCCGGAAGTTTCTCCAGCTTGCTAATGCACCCAATCGGAATCGAGAAGTCATCAATCGAGGCCCCCCGGTTATCCAGACTGGTCGTAATTGTTAAGCAATCCGGGTTAAGCTGGACCACAAACCCGATGCTCCGGATATATCCTGGTGTCCTCGGGGTTTTGGGGCTATAGGTCCACCCCATGGCCGACTTCGAGTCGGCCCACTCAACCATTACACTATTGCCTAGTTTTAGTTCTGGGATTATCAATGGTTACTCCTGGAAGGCAGGTACCTGTTTAGATACCTGAAAGGGCGAGGATATTACTAACCGAGGATTATTTCTAACTCAAAGAAGCCGAGACTTAGGTCAAGGACCAGCGTCCGAGTGGACTTGAAGCCTCGCTCCAGGCACAGGAAAATCCCCAATGCGGGATTTTTGTCACGTCGCAGGCTGATATACAACCAATTGTTGTTGTAAACCCACATGTTAACTCCTTTAAACAGTAGTGTGTCTCTTGTCACGGGGTTTTACCCACTCGAACATACATGACAAGAGAGACATATTATGATAGATATTATTAGTATCTAATCAAAACCTAATTCCTTGGCATCCTCGATATCCAAGTCGTGGCAAAAGTGCGGGCAGACCACCGGATCACAATTCAAATCCTCGCACTTTGAACATGTTACCCCATCGAGGCAAATCATCAGTTCTATTGGCTTCTTTTTCATCATATCCCCTCGCCTAGAACGGGGTTAGGTCCCCGCATCCCTCTTGTGTCCAATATGCAGGTACTGGCAATTCATGCACAGGTAAAGCTCCAAGTTCTCCGGGTCATGGTAACGAGTCGTGTCCTTCTGGGCAGCCAGGAGGTAGGCCGGGGCCTCCTCAAGGCTGAGTCGTAACTTCCGGTGGCAGTTCTTCCGGTGGGAGCGGAGGCGGGTTTTGATGCTCATAACCCCAACTGCTCCCATCTTCCCCGGAAATCCACGTCCGGATCAACCTGTAAGTGCCGGAGGCCCCTCTCAAGGAGCTTCTCCGAGGCCCTCGCGGCATTCACATCCTTGCTCTTGTACTGCGTGAGCCACCCCTCGAAGGCGGCGAAGTTATCGCAATTGCGGAGCTTCTCAATGGTCCCTTCGGGATCAGCCGCTGCGAGCTTCGCCGCCGTCAAGCACAAAAAGGCTACCTTCGGATCATAAAGCCAACTAGCCATCGTCCGATATTCCATGTGACCATGGCAATCTCGTACATCCCCGTATGCTCCGTAATAATTCCCTTGTCCTTGAGCACTCGCTCGGCGAGCAGCACTCTCGCGTGAAGGCAGTATATCGAGGTGTTCAAGTGTCTTAGTGAGCGTGTCAAGTGCCTTTGTGACTTGCGCGCCACGCGCATTCAGCTCTCCTCCTAAAAGTGCCCCGCAGCCCTCCGGGGGCTTCCGAGTAAAACAGTTGAAACCAAAATGGACATGGCCTCCGAGGCAATCGCGATTACAGATTGCTCCTGCGCGGAGCCTGCCGGGAGCCACGGCCTTGGCTTTCTCCACTAAGGACTGAATCTTCTTGATGATCGGGAACACCCCTCGGGTGGGTTCGGGGCGAAACTCCGCTACTCTTCCCCCATGATCATATCCAATCTCTCCGTGAAGCGGGAAATAAGTGCTCGCAGCGACTGTTCCTCCTTCTCCATTCAGGAGCATGAACTCCGGGTCACACCCGACTTTGAAATCATTTATCATGTTGCCTTCTTCGTCCTCAACAGGGTCGGCCGGTTGTCCGCCGCAGAGATTACCCATAACTGGTACAGCCATTGGAAGAGGATTTTGTGCGACCGCCTGCCCTAAATCGATTAAGCGTACATGGCCATACTGTCGGAGAAAACTAGCACTAACCCAATTGTAGCCAGCAAATTGGTTATATGGCGGCATCTCGCAATCTCTCCTTAAGCCTCGACCACCTCACGATGGCCGCATTCCGGCTCACTCCAAGCGCCTCGCTGATCGTGTTGAAATCCTGCCCCTCGGCTACCAGCCTCAGCAACTTATGGTCATCTCCGTGTAGATCATTCAAAAGGGCAATCAAATCCAGCCTCGCGTCGAGGCCCTTCGGCTCCACGACCATCTCCTCTTCAAGGGAGGTCTCAAGTCGCTGCTTATAGTTCCTCAAATACCGATTGCACTCGTTAATTGCAATCCTATAGAACCACGTCGCAAACTGGCTCTCCCCCCGGAAGCCCTCAGCCTTATCCAAGGCCCTCCACACAATCCCATTCGCAAGCTGGTCAAAATCATCCTTATGATCCGGCAGTCTCTGCCAGCAAATGGCCTTCGCGTATCTCTCCAGTCTTTGTATCAGCACCTGCAAGGCCCATTCCTTCGCCCGGCCCACTGATGATTTCCACTCGGCGTACGCGGGATTTACATCTAAGATGATCGGCATAACTTGGGTCCAGTCTACAAATTGCCTGTTGCACGCATCGAATCTGTCCAGCCACGACGGGCTTCATTCCGGGCGAGTATTTTCCAGAACTCGCTTGCTGGCTTAGTAAAGCCGCTCGATAAATGAGCAAGTTCACCTGTATCGGATCGTACCCACCGAGTACCGTCACTAAGTAGGCCCTTAATCTTGGGAGCCACTTTCTCAGGAACGGGAGGATCGTCCCAGTAACCAACAGCCATCCCCGCGCAGCGCCAATCACCAAGGCGGCTCCAATCGCGGTGAACACTATACAAACGATAGCAGCCTTTCCTCCGGCTTTGCATACGGACCAAAATCTCGTCCCCGTGGCGAACGTTTCCTTTAATAACAAAGCGAGCATGGAAGTTATCCCCTCCCTCGAAACTGGCCCAGTGATCCTTCGTGGGCCTTGTAAAGTCAATCATGCAACGCAACGCGGGGAGCGGCTTCGGGGGGAACAACAACTCCTTCAAGAAGCGGAACATCCGGGACCTCCTCTCCGACGATTAGATCAGTCTTGAAGACCGGCAGGTCATCATGGAAACACTCTCGACAAGCGGGAAATACAGTCTTGCCTTCTCGAATCCAGATCGGCCTTATGAAAGCCGCACACGCATCGCAGTACCAACCTGTTCCTCGGTTCTGGACACACTTGACTGTGCTTGCGCCCGGCGGGCGATTACCATTCGTTGTCAACTCTTGGTGCTCGTTCTCTGAGTTCATTCTCCCTCGCTCTGATGCGCTCTGCAAGTCCGGCGACGCCCTCTGCAATTGGATTTTCAGGGGCAAATCGTACTTGTTGATTTCCTCGACCATAAATTGCTCCAGGTGGGGCGGGCTCCGGTGCAGCGTGCGGAATAGCCCACTCTCCTTGAAATGCTTGCAAGGGGGCCTCTCGTGGAACCGCCCTGTACCCAACAACCTGCTTCTTGACCTTCTTGCCAAGACCTAACGCCTGACAAATCTTCTTGTATCGGCTCCTCGACACTTTGATCCGCCTCGGCTCCCTCAAAATCCACAGCGGCGTGTGTAAAATCTGGGCGGCCTCGATTACTTCCTTGCGGGTTTTAACCGGAAGGCCTCGATAACTCGCCAGGACATTGAATACATCCTTCCCGCCATACCACCCGCCGCCACATTTTACCACATATCGAATGTGCGAAGCCATGCTATCTCCGTGCTTGAAAGCCGTTCCGTGTCCATCGTTCAATACAGTTGACCAACGAGGTCATCCCCTGTCGAGGTTCCCCTTGGGTTCCCGGCGCTGTATTAACTTCAAGGACGTAGTATCGTCGATCAGCGCCCAAAATAACATCCACACCGCCGAAATCAAGATCAAGGGCAGCCACCGCGTTGATGGCCAAGCTCTTGAGCGCGGGAGCGAGGCCCTCGGGATCGACAAATTGATATGCGAATCCATTCGCCCAATTCCAGACTTCCTTGTTCCGGCCTCGCCGTCCATATTTATTTGGGTATTCGAGTTTCTTTTCATAAGTCGCGAGATGCTTCTGGCGGAATACCCACACCCGAAATTCATTCTGCTTCGAAACGACCATCGTATAGTAGTCGCTCAGATGATCACCTCGGAGGAGCGGTCGAACCCCATACGCGAAGATATCATTTCCCCTCGTGTGATGGAACTTCCTGCCAAATATCGGTGGCACCAGGTCCGCTGCACTGTGCGAGAACGGGACGGTCCGAACTCCAGCTTCGTCGAGTTTGACCAGCTCCTGATACTTGTCTTGCCGCCCGGCATTGGCATTCAAGGTGGGCAGCCCTCGCCCATCTCCTGCATACCCATAATTCACAATGCCTTGAATTGGTCTCCCGAGGAGGCCTTTCTCACTAAGCATCTCTCTCAACAGTCGCCCCGTGGGGCCTGCAATCGCTCGAAGCTCCAACATCTTGCCTCCTTAACCCAACTTTGTCTTGCAAGTCGCGCATTTGTAGCGCGGCAAATCCTTTAACATCGCGGCGTTCACGCTGATGTACAGCCCGCACGCCGGGTTCGGACATTTAACCACATCCACCGGACGATCATCATAGAACTTCACCCGGTTGCCATGATATTGCTGATGACACAGATAGGTTGCGGGCGTCCAATTAACGGCAATCCGCATCTCTTGGGTCCATTCAACGCGGCTTCCTGTCCAATCCACATTGTCATCGTGTTGTGGTTCTCCGAACAACCACGCAGAGTTGTCTGTCATCCCGATCATGTAATAGTCAATTGGGGACATTTCCCGCATGGTTATCCCCCATACTTGTCGCATTGGCCGGAGGGCCTTGTACAAAGGCCCCCTCTCACTGGAGAACATCAACCAGTCCGCAGTTGCGGCCAACTCGATTGGGTTGCCACTCCTTCCAAGGAGCAGCTTGCCCGGATACTTAGGACTCACGGCGGCAAACGCCGCATTCCCCGACAGGCGGCTCATCTTATTGATGGCCCCCCGACTGAACCCCTCTTTGTCCAGTATAGCTCTGAGAATATCGCTATCGGTCTCGGCCTTACGAGGCAGCTTCCACTCTGTAAAACCCCATTCATGATTTGAAATATGTCCATTGTGGACAAGCGCGGTCTCCCCCGCGAACATCGGATGGTTATTGGCAATAATCTTAGGGCTTCCAACTGTCGCCTTTCGGGTGTGACCCAAGACGGTCACCGAGTCTGGGCGGAGATACTCTTCCATGAACCTCTGATATTCCCGACTCGCGAGGAATTGATAGGCCGTTACATCCTGTTTCAGGATGGCCACACTCCCGTCGGCTTGTTGAATGGCAATCCCGGCGGCCTCCAGGCCCCGGTTCTGATTGTTCAGGATCAACAAGTCAATCATGTCTCGTTCGATTGGCTTGGCCCCGAATCGGTGCACACCAGTGATTCCACACATGTTATTCCCTCATTCCCTGCACTGGCATCGCCAGTATATCTCCGTACAAAATCTGTCCTTGAAACTTCGTCTTGGGTGATCGCTTCGCAAGCCCGGCTTTCCATTGGTCGTAGGAATCCGGCTTTACCTTCCCGACTTGCCAGAACGGAAACACAGTTTCCAACAACAATCTCCGGCATTCATGAAATGTAGCGGCCTCACGAGTCTTCTCTGAGGAGTAGATGATCCCCCCGTCTCCTCCCACAGTAACCTTGCCCCCACAAAACTTCTGCCATCCAACTGGCAGGGTCTTGGCCAAGTTACGCGGGATCACGAAGTACAACCCTCGCGCCAAATCCCGATTGTTCCCCAACACATAATCAAAACTCTCGTGCCGGCAAACGTCCCATACCAACTCCCCAAGGCCCTTCGCTCCATGTGTATTCACATCATGGATGGCCATCACATAGCCATTCGGGGGATTGAGGGGATTCCAAGTCGGCTTAGGAACCCGGCTCCATAATATACTGTTCCCCGCCAAATACTCGAACATCTCCTCAATGTCTTCGCGATCCGGCTTGACGCTCTGTGGGATGCAGGTGATCTTCGTGGTGAAGGCCATCCCATCCCCGATTCCCCATCGCTTCTTGAAATCCCCGCCAGCATGAATCGGGAACTTCTTGGTGATCATCTTCAGCGCCAGTCGCGCGTCATCATCCACATCTTTGTAATAAGCCAGAAGATTCTTGATCCTCTGGAAATGCCGGTCCACACTCGGCAATACCACATAGCCTTGTGTCAAGGCCGGATTCTGCACTACGAGCTTTGCAAGTGTAATGGTGAGGAAAGCCAACTCCGGGCTGTCGAGCCAACTGGGAAATGTCCGATATTCATAGCCATGCAACTGGAGTCGAATATCACCAGGCAATCCATAAGGATGATTGCGACCGTCGCCTTGTCTCCTCCGCATAACTTCTTTACAAGGATAGGCATTGACTGCCAACAGTTCATCTTCAAGGACATCAAGAGCTTTCACCTCCACGTCTCGCCCCGGTCGCTTCCTCCCAAAATGCACATGCCCGCCCACTCCATCCCCACAAATCCACGCCCCGGCACACCAGTCATACGCCAAGGTCTTGGGATATAGGATGGCCATCCATCGCAGGGCCGCTAGGATGCTCGCTGTGACGTTGAGGGCGCTCCGACTCGGATACGGGCGTATCTCGGTCAACCGCCCGTTGTTGTCCATCCCGAAGGCCAAGCCCTGCTGCAACTGTAACAGACGGGCGTCCGTCCTCTCCCCACCATGACTGAAGACAAACTCCGGGTCGGCCCCCAGCTTGAACCTGTTCACATATCTCCGCTGCCCGCAAAACTCGGTCGGCAGTTCCAGCAGCCTGTTCAGCCACTTGTCAATCTTCGGGGCCGGGACCGAGCACCCAAACGGCAGAGCCTGATTGAGTTGCTCCAACCTATAAATCCCCTGCTGGATCATCAGCCTCTTGAAAGCCTCGTGTTGTTCTTGATATTTCATGGACAAACCACGCCGTAGTCACATGACAGACAGCCAACTATACCGCCCTTTAAACTGGCCTTCTTAGTATACTTCCGACCGCAATTCGGGCACATGATTGACACCATCTCCGGCACCACCCGCCTCGGAAGATGATTCAAATCAATTGCTTCCACGGGTTTTCTTTTCTTAGCCACGCTCGATAGCTCCTCAAGTTCTCAATACCCGCCGCATCATCCATCTTCTCCCACGGGGAGTGGATGAAAAACCGATGGTTCTCATGCTCGATCAGCTTGTCAAACAGCGGCGTTCGCCACGGATCAAAGAAGTCCTCGACCAGCTTCGACCACGGCGCATAGAAATATGACGGGCCGGGACTGTAATATTGGATCATCAACGCGCTTCGCGGCGTTGCGTGATGTGCAAACCTAAACACCCCAAGCTGGTCATACTCGCTAACCTTCACGCTCCCCTGCAACCCACAAAACCGCTTGATCTTTGGAATCAACAAGGGGTTTGGCTTACCATCATAAGCCCAAACCGTCATATAGTCCGCGAATAGCTGCCCGTCCTTCTTCGGGAGTCGTATTTGGACTTCGATCCTCCACCTCGTAGGCTCCCGCCCCGGAAATGGCTTGACCCGCTTCCTGTTGGCATTCACGGTCCAGAATGCCGGGTCTTTCGAGATTTGATTCAAGGACTTCAAGGTCTAACCCCGTTCTTTGCGAGGAGATTAAAACGAAATTCGCATCCACAAGTACACCATTTTGCCTTCCTTGTAATACCAGGACGCTTTTACAAATCCGTTATTTTCAAGCAGCTTAATCTCGCGCGCATTCGTTGAAAGCGTTGTAGCCAAGACGATGTTATAGCCAATCTCATTCGCCGCCTTTAGTCGAATTTGCAATAGCTCTTTTCCTAGTCCTATACCGCGAAATTCCGGTTCCACTACAGCATGATGAAAGACACAGATCGCTTTACAACCCGGAAGAGGCAATATCCCGAATTTAGCCACCTGTTCATAGCCACTGGTAGTATCCCACTTCCAGAGGGTATAGTCGCCTGTGTACGGAGTGCGTCGAAGGAATATCCGCCCGAGTTGCCGCCATACAAGCAGAGTCGGGTGTATACTTCCGAGCAGATGTTTTTCAAGGGCGACCCGACTCGCGCGGACTCGTTCTTCCGGTACATTGATTCCAAGTATTGGCATTTAACAGTCTCCGCAATAAGCCTGACTCTCTGCTCTCCTGTTATGTATATCCTCGTGGCCCTTCTGGTCCACGAACATCGAACACATCATGCACCAGGCCCTCTCGGTCATCTTCTCCCCGAGGGTCACAATGGCCTTCTCATTGCTCTTGACCCTCGCGAGGAACTCCGCTTTTTTCTTCTGGAGCATCAGCTCGGTTTCGAGGGCCACCCACCGGGTTCCCACATCAAATTTCCATGCTCGCTCGCAAGCGGGCAGCTCGCAAATTGGCACGCCCCACTTATCATGATTGAATCTGTTCTTCTTACAAATGATGCACTCCCGGCAATTCAGGAGCATCTGCTTGTAGGCATTGGTCAGCCGCACGGAGCATTGATTCCCGTCCAGCACATACCTCGAATCCGCGAAATGCAATGTCCGGTCTCTTGTGTTCCCATAAACACTCTGCCTACAGCACCGGCACATGGCAAACGCCATGCTCTGCTCCTCGACGCCAATCCAATACCGATATTCCTCCTGGCCTAGATTCCCCTTGGGGATCGAAAACTTGGCCTCTACATGCCACCCGCCCGGCGAATACCCATAACGCGGAACACACTGGTAGTGATAAAAATCCCCTCTCGTATATTGGCCCTTGACTTGCTTACATCCAAGGAGGACCTCTCTAATCACGGCCTTCGAGCAAGTCGGACAGATTCCGGCCACGTCTTGAGGCTCCTCCCTCTTGGGAAGGCGGATGCCTCCGGGCATTGCCAATCGGCGGAGCATGTAGGGCGGTATCATCGAGGCCTCTTAAACTCTTTGCTTCCATACAAATAGAGCGTGTTACCTTCTTTGTTACCCCAATCTGCCATATCTAGGTGCCCCTTGAAGGTTGCCAGCAGCTTGTATCCCTTGCTCAACAACGCCTTCTTTTGTTTCTCAAATCCCTCTTCAGACTCGCCAATCACTGTCATCGTGACGGTGTTGTATCGCCCTCTGCACCCATTCCGGGGTTTCATCGTGTCGAACTTCGAGGCATCGCGTCGAGAAAACGCATCATCAAAACCCAGACAGTCGATCTCTCCGATCAATCGCACCGCGCAACATCCCGGCATTTCTAGTACACGCACAAACCCTCCCCGCCTAAAACGGGGTTAGCTGGCTCCTTCCCTCCGAGCCTTGCGGCCCGGAGGATTTTATCGGCGGAGGTCGGCTGTTTCCGACTCGCCGGGAGCTGTATGCAAAGTTGAGCTTATCGAGCGCACCGGGCCAACCGGGATTGATCATTCCCCGACTGGCTCGGGCCTTGCATCGCGGCATGGCCAGACTAATCTGGGCTAGCCTTATTTCGCTCTAGGCCCTTAATCGGTTCGGCATTAAACAGCCTCTGTCGGCGTTTCGCTCGCACATTGGCTACGCAGACGCACACAGCGCCTGGCTTCCCCAAGGGACTATGAGGACGTTGGTGCTGTCCTCTCCTCCTGCCCGACCATTCAGTCGTGCAAGACCAAAATGTGGACTCGCCCTTGTACGCCAAGATACGAAGCGATCTCCATGAACCCAGCGGCCTTCAAGGTCGCGATGTTGTGTGGATCAACGCTCGTTGCTAGGATGCACCGCTTCCCGTTTTCGACCAGCTCCCGCTGTCCATCTCGGCCCACTGCGTAGCGGGGCTTTGTCTTGGTGGCGATCAATTTCTTGATCTCGTCAACAGTTACTGTGGATTGTTCGCCATGTTCCCCGAACATTCCCAGAACCGCCGTGGTGCAACAAAAGGGCATATTCTCGATGTGCATTTACTTCTCCTCACTTGGAAGTGTAAATCCGATCCCATACAGGCGCATCTTGTAATCTCCGTGCGCCCCTTTCTGTGTTCCTAAAAGCTTGAAGCCCAGCTCTACGAGGGCTTTTTCGTCGGCGGCATTCTCTTTAATGGAGCAGATAGTCGCCGTAAAGTACTGTCCTTTGTAACCATCTCCTTGACCGTGTTTCTGTTTTAACAGGGCCTTGAGTGAATTTCCGCCGCTCGGATATGCAGCGAAGCCTCCCACCCCACCAATCGACTGCAAATGACATCCACAAGGCTCGGTGGTTGTCATAGTTGAAACCTTCGCCTCCCGGTCAATCACCAAAGGCGGCATCTTCTTGCCCGCATAGGCCATCTTAGAATCCCCTCCGGGCCATAAACAACGGCTCTGGCCCCCAATGATGCTCGGGCAGTGGTAGTTCTCTATGCGACTCGTCCAGGAGTTTCTTAGCCTTCTCCCCGAGTCTCTTGAACACCTCGTTCTGATCTGCATCGTCCATGCTTCCCTCCAATCACGGCAGCCACTCGGCTAAGGAGGACCTCAATTACATCCAATCGAGTCCCGTCTGCTTGACGCAGGAATCCTTTGTTAAGCTGATCAATTTGATACTGAGCATCCTCAAGGCATCTCTGGATGGTGCGCCGAGATTTCTTAGAGAGCTTCATAGATTGTGACCTTCACCCAAGAACGACGAACAACTTCAGCTCGTGCTTTAGCTTCTTTGAATGTTTTGTACTCTTCCCACGAAATAACATCTTCAAGGTCTTCCTGTCTATATTGAATCCTCAATGCAAACATAACTTACTCCTCCTCGCCTCGCTCCGCCATCGCCGAACGCCAGAGACTCTCGTCTCCGACTGCGTTTGCAAATCTTTGCCTCATCCCTGATCCACTTCCTTGCCAGACCTTGTATCTTAGTTTAGATTCCGGGAGGCCCAGAACAGATCGTGCTTACCAGCCAGTATCAGAACCCGAAGGTATATCCACCGGCAAAATATAAACCGCCCGGCGGCTCCTTTTCAGGAGTTGTTCCACAAGACGGCTGTCCCTGCCTCGCCCCTAGAGGGTACAAGTTTTCCGACACCTCCGCTAACCCAGGATAAAAGACATCTGCCCAGAATCGGCCCCGCATTCGCTTCCGCACAACGGGGTGGCCCTTGGAGCCGCAATTCCCTGCAAATGCCATTAACAAAGCCCGTTTCGCTCGTTTGAACGAAGCGAAGCGAGGAGAACTCATTCCCAAGCGCCATCCGGATCGTAAATCGACCCATCGCCCAGCATAAATGCGCCCGGTCCAATGCCTCTATGTGCTAGCCGAGATTTCAACTCCTCCATCTGATCTCGACGCTCTTGAGAGCTGGCTTCTGTGATGTTCCTGACCACCTGACAAATAACTGGCACCGGCCTGTAACCACCCACAGTCGGCGGCTGCTTGTGCAGCTTAACCAAGTTATTCAAGCAGGACTCCAACCCACAATACCTGATGATTGGTCGCTGCTTTGGGGGCCAGAACTTCGTAGCCGGTCTCCCACAACTCTTGCATCTCACTGAGGGCACATATCCCCTGCCCCAACACAATGCACACCCCACGAGTGCATGGTGGATGATCGAATAGTCCACCCCGGTGCCTCGACATTGTGGGCAGGAGGCAATTGGCTCAATGAACGTGATCACTTGGTTCCCTCAGTCAGACTCCTCCAACTGTCTCCCGTTCCTCGGCAATGATACTTCCACGCCTCGGGGTTATTGATCTTCCAATTCCCTTCAATATCAAACGGGTCCTTGATTGCAACTCCAATTCCGTTCATGATGGTCTTTAGTGAGAGGGCGCACATCTTATCATGTAAGAGAAAGAGCGGGTTGAATGTCCCCTTCAACATTCCACTCAACACCGCCGCATTCCTGCGCAGAATGTTCCTTGCCCCCTCTACATCACAATTGTTGATTACTTCTCGTGTCTCGTCTTCTCGGGCGACCCAGCAGAGATTGAACAATCCGCTTTCACTGAGTCGGACGCACGATCTCGCAAGTTCGAAAACAAGCATCGCCACAGCGGGATGTGAGAGCCAAAAGTTCGAGAGGACTCGATATTCGATGCCGTGTGAAGGAAGCCTAAACTCTCCCGCGCGACCATAAGTATGCCTTCGTTCGGGGTTATCAATCCCCGCCGCAAGGCTGACTCCAATAACGCCCAATACTGCGTCGAGGCCTCGAACAATTTGCTCAATTCCCGGAGCCGTAAACGTTCGCGTGAATCCAACATGGATATGCCCCCCGGCACATCGCCATTTGTATTCTCTGGCATTTGGCACCCCATCTCCCGGATCATTGTACACATTGTAGCTTCGTGAACAGCGGAATTGGATGAACTTGTCGTCGGCGGTTTTGAGTGCGGTCTCTGGTAGCTCCACTACATTGCGAAGCGTCAGCTTCGCTAGCGGGTCCTTGGCCCTCGCAAATGCGAGCACACTCTTGAGTCCCTCTCTGGTCCCATGATGCAGGGTTTCAAGACAGCTCTTGGCAAACGGGGCAAACTCGGCCTGCGCCCCATCCCAATAGGCGGGCACTCGTTGCGGGCATTGGCAACTGGCATAATCATCCCATTTCGCCCCGGTATCCACGAAGTCTCTGTTAAGGTGCTCTTTGTAATCAAAAGATTGCGTTTTCCATTCCTTGGCGCTGTTCCTTGCATCCTCCTCGCTCGGCATATACTCCCAAGCAGGAAAAACCTCGCCATTCCCCTTCAGCACAAACACCTCGGGATCACATCCACAGCTCATGCCAAGACTCGGGAGGACCAATTTCTGTGTTACAAAGGCCTGAATCGTGGACTTCGTAAGAACCTCGTCGTCCACAACCTTCAGCTTGTGATCCTCATCCCAACTCGGAAAGGCTGTTAGCGTCCCATCCTCTTTCCTGTATTGCGTGTGAATGTGTTTCTTATCACTCGCATACTGAAGGCCAAGTATCACTGCGGTCTCGGCCTCGCGAGATGCAAAGTCCTTCGGCAATTCAATTACACTGCCGGGGCAAATATCTTTGAGGCTGCATAGCTTGTGCATAATCTCTCCTGCGCCGGGAGGCTTGGCCTCACGCAAGAGCAATCCCCATCGCATGGGCGCGAACCGCATCCTCGGGAACAATCAGCTTCTCAAATTCCGCCGATGGTTCACAGATGCGTTGAATCTCCTTCACAATCTCCTGTTCCACCAATCGGAGCATCAATTTGAGTTCCTGTTCAGTCATTTTGATAACTCGGCTTCCAATCGAATATTTGATTCGATCGCCCGCTCCCAACTGTCCACAAGCATCTTGATCCGGAACTTTAGATCACGATCCCCATAAAAACTCGGCGGTAACAGGGCTTCGATTTCTTTCAGTTCATTCATCTCGAACGGCTCCTAAACCCTCGCGAGACTTAAAGTCCTTTTGAGTGGCGTACTTGCTATCACCGGAAAAAATAAACTCAGTTAGTGCCTCATCTATGAGCAATTGCTCTGGACAACCGTCCCAACCTCGTTCAGAAATCCATTGGCGAGCGAGGGCCTTGGCTTCGTCCCAAGTCATTTCTTCTCTTCCTTCCTGATCTCAACATGTCCGCATTGCACCTCGTAATCCACCAGCACTCCCCCGCCCTCGATCTTCGCGTGCTTCATGTCCGGCTCGCCATTGATAAGGGGCGCATCAATGAACATGTTCTCCGAGGGTTTCAGGCCCTTGATACATTTGTGGTCCCACACCATATAAGCCTGTTGCTGGACTTCGACTCGTGGTGCCTGCAAGCTCAACAGTAATATCAATGTTAGCATCTGTTTGCCCTCTGCAATCAGGCCTACCCTAGACTCAGCTTCGGATGCAGGCCTTCATGCACAATGCAAACCCCAGCGGGTTTGAACCGTAAAAACAATCAATACGACCCCGACCCCGACCCCAACCCCGACCCCGACCTCGACCACGACCACGACCCCGACCCCGACCTCGACCACGACCTCAACCCCGACCCCGACCCCGACCCCA